GACCCTGAAGTTCCTGATGACCCTGAAGTTCCTGATGACCCTGAAGTTCCTGATGACCCTGAAGTTCCTGATGACCCTGAAGTTCCTGATGACCCTGAAGTTCCTGATGACCCTGAAGTTCCTGATGACCCCGAAGTTCCTGATGACCCTGAAGTTCCCGATGACCCTGAAGTTCCCGATGACCCTGAAGTTCCTGATGACCCTGAAGTTCCTGACGAACCTGCCCCAGATGCGGATAATGTTAGTATATTTCCACCAGAATCGAACGCCAAATACCCAGCAGGCGTACCTGGAAAAGAACTCGTTGATGTGTACTTAGTAAAACTAACTTGTCCGTTATTATGGTTTACCGAGAAATCTTCTGCTGTACTTGTGGTATCATTACCACGCATTATTCTAAATCGGTTTTGGTAATTATCTATATGTGAGGCAGAGACATAAGTATTCCCTGCTTGTAAAACTAATTGACCACCCTCTCCTGTTCCCCTTGCACCCAAATATAAATTTGCCTCATTGGATGTACTCGTTGTTCCAATAGCAAGTGTAACAGACGATTGTACAGACGATTGTGATATGGTTAAATACGTCGAAGCGGTTGCTGCATTTGTAGTACCATCTGAAAATAATACACGTAAATTACCTGGGTTGTTTATAGTATTAAACCCAATACCAGAAGTTCCCGATGTTCCAGACGAACCATTTGCACCTGATGTTCCCGATGAACCATTTGCACCTGATGTTCCCGATGAACCACGTGTTCCCGATGTACCCGATGATCCAGTTTGACCAGATGTTCCTGAAGAACCTGATGTTCCTGACGTGCCTGACGTGCCCGATGATCCAGTTTGACCTGATGTACCCGATGAACCATTCGCCCCTGAAGTTCCTGATGTACCCGATGAACCATTCGCCCCTGAAGTTCCTGATGTACCAGATGAACCATTTGCACCTGATGTTCCAGACGAACCATTTGCACCTGATGTTCCCGATGTACCTGATGTTCCTGACGTGCCTGATGACCCATTCTGACCTGATGTTCCTGATGACCCATTCTGACCTGATGTTCCTGATGACCCATTTACCCCTGATGTGCCTGATGACCCATTCTGACCTGATGTTCCAGATGTACCCGATGATCCAGTTTGACCAGAGGTTCCAGATGTACCCGATGATCCAGTTTGACCAGAGGTTCCAGATGTACCCGATGAACCATTCGCCCCCGATGTTCCCGATGAACCTGATGTTCCTGACGTGCCTGATGACCCATTTGCCCCTGATGTTCCTGATGAACCATTCGCCCCTGATGTTCCCGATGAACCATTCGCCCCTGAAGTTCCTGATGTACCATTTGCACCAGATGTTCCTGACGATCCACGTGTTCCCGATGTTCCCGATGAACCATTTGCACCGGATGTTCCTGAGGAACCGGATGTTCCTGATGTACCAGACGAACCAGTTTGACCCGATGTGCCCGATGAACCACCTATCCCTGAAGTACCCGATGAACCAGTCTGACCTGATGTTCCCGATGATCCAGAACTACCGGACGTCCCTGACGATCCACTCTGACCAGATGTACCAGAACTTCCTGATGTGCCCGATGTACCAAATGTTTGACCTGATGTTCCCGATGACCCAGATGCCCCAGATGACCCCGTTTGTCCTGATGTACCGGAAGTTCCACCACTTCCACTTCCACCACCGCCACCAGATGTCCCTGCATAATAAACATTCCCATTTTCATCTACGGCACCTTTTATTATTATATGTTTACCATCCCATTTAACATACGATTGTCCATTTAAATCAAAATCACAACCACAGTCTCCAGATAGTCCACCGCCCAAATCACCACCACCAACACCACCTCCCGGAGCCGATGGATCTATGGGTGCACCAGATGAGCCACTACAACCAAGTAACATACTTGAATTATTACCAACGAGTGATAAATCAAATGAAGGAGGTGTAGTTCTAAAATCAATAAGAGAACCACACTCATTTATCATTTGTATTGTTGTTTGTGAGTAATCGCCTGTATCATACGGATCACCGGTTGTAATACCGAATCCATAATTAGATGCAGTATCTGGGTATAATAAGGTATGTTCAATGCCTTTGTATTTATGACTATGAATAGATGAACCTGATGTTACTCCATTTATGTTGGAATACAATACCATATTACTCTGTGTATATGGTGATAGGTAAACCGAACCTGTTATCATATTATCATCGCCATAAACAAATGCATTTCCACCACGAAAATAAATGTCATTTTTTATAACATTAAGATTTGTTTCAGTCATATTTGAGTTGAAAAACTGAACCTTGAATGTTAGATATTCATTTCTATGGTCTATCTTTAATGGAACATATAATCGTGTTCTGTTTGGACTAAACCCATTATCCAAATCTTCGATTATACGAACATTTCCTATTGCACATCCCGGCCTAATTATAAACTTCAATATACCCGTTCCATTTAAATCAACGGGTATTTTCATTTCGTAATCTACAACCGTAGTGGAATCCTTACTCGACGTTGGTATTGATCCTATTAATTTTCCTATTGTGTTTGTATTTCCGAAAGAACTACCGGTAATGTATGCAGTTATACCCGGTCCACGATTATCTGCCGTTCTATCGTATATGGTATAATCGAATTTTAATCTGTAATCGGTATCGGTATAAAATGGAATACTAAGGCTACTCGTCTGAACAAGTAATAATTCATCTGATCCAGACATAGCAGTTATTGGTGAAAGTGTTAGTCCCCCAAATATATCATCGTTAACAGTTACGATACTACCGGTTGGACCAGTTGGGTTTAATTTTTCAAGATTCCAATAATCTTGAAATCCCAAATTTGATAGTAATAATTCACTTGGATTGGAATGACGATACGATAAATCACCATCGAATTTACCGATAGGATATTCTATAAAATTTGACGTAGTATCTGTTAAAATATTGTTAGGATTAACTTCTTCATCATATATTAACTCATAATCTGAATTTGTTTTGAATCTACTTTTACAGAAAACTTTAATGCGACTTACCTGACCGGAGTCTGGTGATAATCCATCTATATCAATTTTTGCGTATGACTTTATATTCTGTGTTATTAAGTGAGATACAGGTGCCCTTGAAAAAGTTACTTCATACGGTTGTGATTGTACGTATGTTAGTGGTAAATCATATATGTAATATAGGTTATTTGGATTATATTCACTATATGTGTAAACTACCAACGGATCATTTAATTGAAGTTCAAACGGCGTGGGGACATTAACAACGGTACTTTTATAACTAAAATTGACCGCTTCCGAAAAAACAGGCTGTGTAATTTCACCTACATTTGGGAATTTAATTATGGCATTTTTATATTCTCTTTGAAAATTATTGTTGCCAGTATTAAGATACGGAATACCGTCTCTTAGGTAATAAGAGCCGGTTCCGGTTGCAGTTTCTGTTATAGTGTTTGTGGGAAATTTTTGTTCTATTATAGAAAAAATACGCTCTTCAACAGATACTGTGGGTTCTTCCAGATATATTACTTCCGAATTATTTTTCTTCTTCGGATTTACATATATTACGTGCTCATACTTAAAATTATTATCGGTTACTTCAGATTGTGGTAGTCTGATTAAATTCTCATCATAGAGTGATGATCCAATAAAAGTTATAGTACAATCACCGGCGGGAGTTGTTTCGTAAATATAAACGACGGCAACAAGTGAACCATCATCTTCTTTTAAAGAAATTATTTCATGGTAAATCGGATTTCCGTTAACATCTAATATTTCTATATCAATCGGTTTTAATGGATTTAATCTAACCGAATTTGGTCTAAATTTAAATATATTTTTACCCGACGTGAATTGTTCGGGCATGAAACTTATACGAAAAAACGATGGTGAGTTTAACGTATAATCTACAAACCGTGTGTTTATTGAAGTAAGATTTCTTTTATTTTTTTGTTTTATTAACATAAACCTCTACATGAATAGTCCAATACCTATAAATATAGAGTCCATGAAAACTACATTAAAATCTAACCACCGAGAATCCATTTTCTTTATGAATATCTATAACACTATCAACAATATCTCGTAAAGCATCAATATGTGATATTGTAAGAAGAAAATCAAATTGTGTCTTCATATACTCGAAGAACATACTAATAGAATTTAAATTATCCGAATCCAATGTACCCCACCCTTCATCTATACCTATGAAATTTGGTCTTGGTAAGGAAGATATATTGATAAGGGCGGTACGAATTGCAAGTGAAGAAATAAACTTCTCCATACCGGATGTCATTTCTAAAGGCCAATAATTTTCTGAATCATAGAGAATAAAGGTGTTTATAGATTTACCATCTGTATCGAATAAAATTTCAAAGTCAACTATTTGAGATAAAATAGAATTTACTTCAGATTGTATTTTTGGTATTGCATCGGAAATAAGTTGATATGGAACTCCATTTCTATTTACCGATTTTAAATAGTAATCGTAAGCAACATACTTCGATTCTAACTCCTGTAATTTCTTTATAGAATCTGTGGAGTCTTTTATAATCCTCTCCTGAATTTTTAGCTCACCATTAACATAGATAATTTCAGAATCTATTTTGTTAAATTCTTTGTTGTAATTATCTCGATTGTGTTCAAGAGTTTCAATTTTTACTTGTATTTTTTCATTATATCGTATATCGCTTTTATTTATAATAAATTTATGTATAAGTTCCTCTGTCTCGGACATCTTATTTAAAAATTTATCACAATTAGATTTATACTTTGTAATAGAATTTTCTATTTCAGATACTTTTCGTTGGTCTGTTAAAATTTTCTTTTCTAATTCATTGAATGACTTTATAGATTCCGACGGATTTTGAATAGAACCTATTTCAATTTCCACGTTATTGATTTCTGATCTGACTTCAAATAATTGTTTCTTCAAATCTAAAAGTATTTTTTCCGCGTTCTTTGCATCTTGAACAAACACATTATTAACACAATACTGACAATCTGGATCGTATTCATGTGTTGATAGATTATCCAATTTAGATTGATTGTGTGATATGTTTAATATTATGTTTTCGGATGTATTTCGTAGATTGGTAAGTTTATTCTGTAATCCATCTAATTTTTTCTTATCTTCCAAAAGAATCGAATAATCTATGCCTTGTAATTTCTCCTGTTCCTTACTTAAATTATCGACTAATATATTGAGTTCGTCTTGTAATTTATTTACATTCTGTTCACACAATATATTTTGTTCGCCCAATTCTTTTTTAAGTTCAATTAAATCTTCAAGAGTTTGGCCAAGCAAACTTGTGTCTATTGGCTTTAAAGATTTTGTTAAAGATATTATCTTCTTATTGGTTGATTCAATACTCTTTTTAAGTTTATTTTTTTCAACACTTAAATTTGAAAGTTGTTCGGAAAATTCATTGTATTTTGTGTTTGCATCTGTTATCTTTGTGGAATAATCTTGGCGAGAATACTCTTTAATTAGAGTTTGTACCGATTTTATTTCATCAATCGCTATTGCATTTAATTCTTCAAACAAATTCAAATCAAGAAATTGTGCCAAAAGGTCTTTACGTTCACTTTGTGTCTTATCTATAAAGTTGGTATTGTTTCCTTGTAGAGAAAGTGCAGTTATAATAAAATCATCATACGTTCCAAGATAATTTCGTATTGAAGAATTTGTACCATCTCTATCATCCCCATTCAGAGACTTTATTTCACCATTTTCTTCACACCAAAAATTAAGAGTTACTTTAACATTACCTTGTTTATTCTTTTTACCAAAACGTTCTATGAAATAATCAACTCCGTTTATTTGAAATTGAAATTTACATCTAAAGTCATCTTTCTTATTATTTATAATTTGTGATGCCTTATATGTTCTTGAACATTTATCAAATATACAAAACATAAGGGCATCCAATATAGAAGATTTACCACTTGCGTTGGATGCAAATATACCATACGTTCCATTCATTTGGGAAAAATCAATCCAATTATTCGCCCCGTAGGAAAACATATTATCAAATTCAAATCTAATCGGAGTCCAAATAACATTTCTCAAAACAACATTTTGGTCTATCTGACGATTTATTTCTCTATTTATTTTACGAACCTCATCTACAACATCATCTTGAACAGAAAAATTCTTTTCCAAATATTCCGTTATTAATTTATTCTGATATTCAACATCACGAACATCACCGATTGAAATTTTTGTATTTGAATTTTCATCGGTTAAATTAGATGTCATTTTTTGAATACGAATATCATCTATTTTAATTAAGGATTTTAGTTTAGTTATCTGTTTAAATAATTGTGAATTTGATGTGTTGAAGGAACGAACTCGTATTCTATTATTTATAGAAAAAGTAGTTGGTAAGTTTACAAATTTACCACCATCAACATCTATGGTATAGTATGCCCAATCGTTATTTATACGAACAAACTTAGAAGTACCATCTAATAGATTCCAATTAATTATACCATGTTCCGTACCTTCCCCGAAGTTTTGTTGAATCAATGAACCTGCATACGCAAACTTAGAATTTGTATCTAAATACTGGAATGAATGGATGTCACCGAACATACCATAATCAAATCCATCAAAACATTGTATATTTAATCTACTATTATTTATAGTATTTCCCGAACTAAGGTATGCCCTATCCAAGGCACCATGATACAATACAATTTTTATATTATCACTTTTAACGTCATTTGCATAAATAAAATTATCGGGGTTCTCATGCACCGCGTTCAATATAAAATCAACGCCACCGAGAGTATAGACCCCTGTATCTTTAAAATAAAAGAAGTCTGGTGTATCTATGGAATCTACGATTGGTGATAAAGCGTCCAAACGATTACGGTTATTCAGATTCATATCGTGATTGCCGGCAATAAGAATCACAGGTGCAATATCGGCAAGGTTGACAAGAAAGTTTCTCGTCATTACGATAAGTTCTGGAGACATATCTGTTTTTGCATGAACAATATCTCCGGCAAGATAAATGATTGTGTTTTTATCTTGTTGGACTTGTTCTTTACAATAATCATATACCCGATTGAATACTGACTCGTATTCATCGTGTCTCTTGAAATTACGAATGTGAACGTCAGCAATGTGAATGACGTTATCTACTTTGTTTACTCTGTTTGAACTGAGTGTTTGATGTATCATATAAAACTACTAGATTTACACTATGTTGTTATTTTTTTGATTACCGTGGTTTAGCACGATGTTTTACCTTACGCCAGACGGCAGTGGAATATTGAATCATTCTCTTTTCAAATGCACCATTACGTCTTTCTCTGGTACGTTTGAGTTTCTTTTCAAATCTATCAATTCTGTAATCATAACATTTCATCAAAACATTATCATAGATTTGTTTGGCTTTACCTATAAATGATTCTATTTGTTTCATACTAATATCCTTTCTTTTATTAAATCGAATCCATCTACCGATTGGATGGTACTAATATACTGCGAAAATCTTTCAAAACCAAATTCATTTATATCTTTATCTGGAAGTTTTACCATACTCGTTTTAATTCCGTTTGAAGTCAACCACTCACAAATCTTTATGGAGTCCTTGATTGCATCATTATCAAGGGCAACAATAACTTTCGGTGGTTTACGAATGAGTATCTTTTCTTTTAGGAGAGGTTGTATTATTTTACCGAATAACGGAATAGTATTAAACCGAGCGGATATAGCATCAAAGACACCCTCAACGAGTGTAATAGGTTCATTCCAATTTATAAATGAATCAAATCCAATGATGTTTTTAGAAACCGGCGGATTTTTATATTTTGAATTTACGTCATCAAATATAGTTCTTGATACGAAGAAATTTAAGTTAAAGTTTTCATCATACGATGGAACGATGATTCTACCACCATAGGCACCAGTAGGACAATAACCGATATTATATCTGAAGATGTCTGTTGGTAATATAGAACGTGTCTTCAAGTAGGTTATTGCCTGTTTTAGTTGCATTGAAACTGATATGTCTGTTACAGATTTGAACTCGATGAGTTTAATAAATTCCGGCGGTAATCTTAAATCTTCGTCTCGTTTACCACCCGGTGTATTAAAATTGTGTAGAGACTTTGTTTTTACTATCTTATTTAAAGATTCGTAGTGGTGTTTATCTACCTTTAATTTTTTAAACAAAGCATATATCGTTCCACCCTTTTCATTAGAGACCCAGCAATGCCAAAAGTTTTGGTTCTTAGAATTAGACTCTAAATTTATCTCTAACTTTGGTTTGTAGTGTGAAACAAATGGGGAAAAGAAGGAATAGTTGTTGCCGGAGGTCTTCTTTCCTTTACCTAAAACTTGTTCTAATAGATGTAATAAGTCTGTGTTTACCATAGTGAAACAAATATACAACTATTTGGGGGGATTTACAAATGATTATTTTTGATGTGCAAAATCCCAAAGGTTTTTTAGTTCATCAGATGAATGTGGAACTATATTTTCCAACTCACGTTCTTTTCTCTTTACAGAAGTTATCGAATACGTCTTTATTACCTTTACCTTACCAACTTCATTTTGTGGTAGAAATATCTCATTTCCAAATCCACGAGAAACCTGTTTTAGAAATTTTGGATCTACTTGTGATAAATCTAACAAAGCAGCAAAACCTCTACCCGTCTTTTTATAGTTGTCCAACCAGTTTTCTACATCACTGGTAATCATCAATCCCTTTGTTCCACCCTCACCACTACCCATAGAACTCATGTCTCGTGGCGAATAATCGGAAGAAGGTTTGAAATCAGATGAATCGGTTATATGCCAATAATACCCGTGACCTATATCTACACTGAAGAATTTTTCGAATGACTGATAGTCGTTGAATTTCTTGGCGTGTGCAACCAGTACATTCAGAGGAAATCTGTTGTAATTTTTTTGAGTTTCCTCGTTCAATATGTCTTTGAGTTTTATCATGGTATATTCACAATACTTAGGTTGTTTGTATCTTTATTTTTCGTTCCCAACCACGTTCATATTTGGTTACACCAATGAGTTCCAGCTTAGAGTCGTCAACTACCGTGGTTTCCTGTTCATTCAAATTATTGAAGTAATCAAATGGTATCGCAACATTACGTGGCGGTGTCTTTACAACCACGACGTATGGTGTAGTTCCCATACCCTTTGTTGCACCAGGCGTATCTTCATCATACCAACTACTCGTTATATCCACTATATTTTCCAACTTTCCTTTGTCTGAGACCCAGTGTCTTCCCAACTCTTTTTTGTTCAAGTACCGTAAAGATTTCAACCACAGGACTCTGTATAGGATTCCCCCCTCTTCATAGTATTGGGCAACTTCATATAGATTTGATAATGCCTCAAATATGTAGTACGGCTCATATGAACCGTAGTAACTTCTTATACTACCGAGGTGTTTTTCTTCGATGTCCTTCTTTGTAATTTTCTCATTCCCGACTTGAACTAACACGTCATCGGGTTTGTAGCTATTCCACTCTTTCGCGTATTCTTCTTCTGCCGAGTACTCGTGAAGTTTAGATGGATGCAATTCAGACAATATGTCTTTGAGTTTTATCATGGGAGATTTACAATAATAATTAGTCGGCGTTTAATTTTGCCATCATCTGTTGTAAACGTAGTTTTCTTTCCGCCGCCGGATCTTCTTTTGTTTTATACTTGATATAACCAAACGAAACTAGAACATCAAACGTGTACTCCCAATCGTCCATGCCGGTGGACATCGTGTATGTTTTACCCTTGAATGAAATTTTATTTACTCCAGATTTGTTCCAAGTACGAGATGGATCGTATGCCTTGGAAAGTTGCTTCCATGTCTTATCATCTACACGAAATTTATCAACAAACCACTTTTTAACATCACCATACCATTTTCGATAACCTTCTGTATTAGTGATGTTATAGCCTTTTTTGTGTGCATCTGGAAACAATGACTTATACATCTGTTTGTATTTCTCGTATGCTTCTGAATCTGTATTGGTCGAAATACTTACTGCCTCAGTTAGTATATCTTTCAACTTTATCAATCGAATCTCCAAATATTATATCATATAAATATACCCAATCACAAACATTCATTCAACCATTCTTGTGGAATTTCTTTCTTTGACCATAACCAACCACGTTTCTCACAGAATTGGGCATACGTTGTTTTACTTCCCTTATAGAGTTTTGCATTTGGATTCTGAAAGACAAACCTGATGTCTATATTTGGATATTGATCAAATATCAGTTCCATCTTGTCTCTATCGGCTTTTACCCATCTACCTTTTGTTTCAATATACATCGTGTTACCACTTTTCTTTTGTAAAACAAAGTCAGGTGTGTAGGTGTGATTTGTGGCCGGTTTAATATACGAAAGTTTTTCTATTTCGTAACCGAATTTTTTTTTAGAGGTTTTAAGGGATTCATTTATGGTATCTTCAAGTCCCGATTTAAATCCATGTTTTATGGCAACTGCATTTCTTTTCATCTTACGCGTCAAATCTAATTATAACATTCATGTCCACATCATCTCTTTTTTCAAGTGGAGATGACAACTTAGCAACAGCAACAAGGTCTCTTTTATCATTGTATAATCCAATAGTTGTTATGTATGGATTAAAGAAAGAACTTGTTGTATAATCTTCAACTTGAATGGCGTATGGATTTTTATCTTTATACACACTCAAATTTGTGGTAAAATTAAATTCGGACTTTCTAATTTTACAAGTAATTTCGTGTTCATAAAAAGTTGCGGTACTACGAAAACTTCCTGTGAATCCATAATCAAGATTTGAATAATCATAATTACCAGTTCTTCCTAAAAAGGCATTTGCATATTTTGGTCTTGGGTCTGATATTATAGCAATACCACTTTTATAGAATATGTTACCAATTCTATCAGTTTGATAAGCATATCCATTTTGGAAACTATTATTTCCTAAATATGAAATTTCCGTTGAAGACAATCCTTTATTATAAATACGAATTTCGTCTAATGACCCCGAAAACATTTTATTCGTTGTACCATTACCACCTATAAAAAAGTTATTTTCATTCGTAACGTTTGAATAAATACTAGATGATACTGATGCATTTAACACACCATCTACCCAAATTTCAAATTTACTCGCAGTTTTTTGACAAACTATATGGTGCCATTGATTAGTTGTTAATTGTGATGATGTTACTTCCTGTGTCTGTATTCCCGAACTTTGTCCAAATTTTAATTTATAAGGAGTTGCAGACGTTCTATTATCGAGTCTTATATCAAACGGATATTGTGATGATGGAATTTCTTCGTAAGAATTACCAACCGGTCTTCCTGTTTTACGCACATATTTAGTATCACCGTCTATTGAAGTTCTTTTATCAAACAAAGAATTGTATGTATAAACTTCATTTGATTGTGTGGGTGGTACATTTATCCAAAAACTAAATGCAAAATCCTTTTTGTATGTGAAATTAAAGTTAGATTGATTTCTAACATCAAAATACCCACCGGCTAATGCAACCGATACACCACTTGATTGTGAGGTATCAGTCGTTGGTATTCCACTCAAATATGTTATTTGTTTTGGATTAACTATACTAATGGTATTATCGTGATTTGAAGTATCGAGAACATAATGTAGTAATTTATTTCTGAAATTATACTCTCTGTATTTCTCGTTAAATCCAACATTTAATAGAAGGTATTGACTATCAACAAATTTCGTGGTATCAAATGTAGTATCTACAATATCACCGTTTGAATTATCCATTATATCGTAATTCAAAGAAGATGTTGTTGTATTAAAATTATGGAATTTAAATGTTCCACGTCGGATTCCTTCACCAAAAACCCCCTGTGGCATAGAAAACATAGAACTTGATTCGGCGAGATACAAGTTACGATTAAATTCGGTCAATAACGTCGGGTCTTTATCTTTTCTATTATCTGTATAAAAATTATGGTCTAAATAATACCATAGCATTTTTGGATCAACACTCTGTGTGGTAAATTGACGTGAATATAATGAAGATGATATATTTACAACATTACCATAATACAAGTGATTTTCAGGATATAAAACACGATATACGTTTATATCAAAATTTCTATAATAGTTTGAGTGAGAAACTTCTGTTTTTAATTCCCATTTTTTGTAAACTTCAAAAGGTTTAACAGTATAATCACCCTTTCTTAGTTTCTTCCAAACTAAACTTACTTTATTTCCAAATTGAAATGACATATTAGTTTAATCTCAATCTTACTTGAAAAATATATTCAGTACCAGCATTCTTTAAAAGAGGTTGTGGTAATTTACCAACTGCAACTAACTCGTTATTTCTATTGTAAAGACCAATAGATGTTATGTATGAATTTGGTTCACGTCTGAACATTAAATTGTTTACTTCACCCTTACTACCGGTGATATACGTATAATTATTGGAATAATTAAACTCATAGTAATTTGCTCTACAAAAGTATGTTTCAACTAATGATTCTTCGGTAGAACGTGCAAAGAAAGAGCCGGTTTGGGTTCTGGATAAAGTTTGAACGGAAGAACCACTTATTGAGATAAAAAGTTTTCTAATATTATCACCATCAATAGATGCAGTAACTGTATTAAATGAACAAGATTGGTCTAACACCACACCGTCTAATATAATCAATCCCATTTTTGGAAATACAATACCCCATGCATCATCATCGGTATCACCATATACACCTTCTTGTAAAGATCCAGATGTTACATAATAGTAGTCATATATTCCTTCACTATCGGTAATAACTTCGGCAGTATCTTTGCTTTCATCGATAAGGGTGTAAATTACATCAGAGGTTTGATTCAAACTAAAATTACTGCCAGTATTGTATAATTGATTTGCACTTGATGAAAGTGGGGAAAGATATAATTGAAAATTACCCGGATCAAGTCTATCTTTAAATAAATCCCTATCTATTTGTATTGCATAAAAATAATCGCCATTTTTCCCATTCTTGAATTTAAATTTTCCTTTGTTTGTACCAAAGCATTCCAACAAATACTTTCTGTACATTGTTTTTGAAGGAAGTAAATCTTCTCCGTTTTCAATATACTTTGATCCAGACCCACTTATATGTGCAAAACTTATATCGAATTGATGATATGAGTCTTCGGAATTTTGTGGGTTATTATAAATAGGAATATAATACTTTTTGTTTTTATCAGTTAGAGAACCGGTGTAAAATGTTGATAGTTTCTCATCCATACATTTAAACAAACCACGAGTTTTATAGTTCATCGTCGGTACTGCATAATCAGATACTCGTGATAATTTTTTAAAACAATAAACGTCATCCTCATCTTCAGTTAAATCTTCGATTATCTGGTCTATAAATTCAGAAAATGTATCTAATTCATCCATAACATCTTTATCCGGCGTCATAATTATTGCAGTTTTACTATCACCTATTATGTTAGATGTCAATGAAAAAGTTATCATGTCATCGCTATTTGTAATAACGATTTCAGTTGATGACGGAAAGTTGTTATTTTTTTGAAATTCGATATAACTTTGAATTAAAAAAAGTAATTTTTCATTTGAAATGAAATTAATTTTTTTAGAATTTATCGTATAGTCTTCGGTTGGGTTTCCCGTTGCATTCAAGGAAATTCCTGTTAAACTAAGGCCTGATTTTCTTAATTTAAGTTCGGAGATAGACTCTTTTATTTTATATGAAAGTTTTTCATATTCTATTTCCGGAGTAGAACCACCTGTAATATTGGATAAGACAAATGTTTCAGGATATTTCTCAACCAAATCGATAAAAAATTTAATAGATACTTCTTCACAAAATCTATCCAACATATCCTCATGTATATCATTTTGATTTAATATAGATGGGAATGGGGTATTTTTTAGTGTATCAATTAACGTATAGTTATCAACATTTGTTAAATCCAACGTATCAATATTTAAGATGTTTCTGGCATTATCCATGTTACCAATTCAATCTTATTTTGATTAATAAATCATCATCCGATGTCTTCTTAATCGGTTTACTTAATTTTGCAACCGCCAAAAGTTCTCTCTTGTCATTATAAAGACCAACCGATGTAACGTATGTAGTAGGATCTTTTTGAAAACAAACATTTCTAAGTTTTCCTGAAGAAAATCCAGATAAATCAGATATAAATGTTGGATTATTACTATAATTGGCATTTGGAGGTGAAACTCTCACAAAGTAATGATTTGTTGTTTTATATTTAACGTTTCTTGCCTTAATATGTGAATTAAGAACACCCGAACCACTTATTGACGTAAATAATTTCATAGCATTATCACCAGCGATATTACTTCCCGTAACAGTATTAAAGTTCATCAATGAATCCATCTTTGCCGGGTCAAATATCATAATACCGAGATTGGGATAAAATTTACCGTAAGTCGTTAACAATGAACCCGTACCACTCGAATGAATACCATCATTTAAACTACCACTAACAATATCGTATGAAACGTATGGATCTTCACTACAACTTGTCAAATCAGACCTATCACCGGAATTATCAATAAAGGTGTATATTGTTGAACCAGATGGTTGAACATTACTTCCGGTAAATACATTGTTGGCATAAGAATTACCATTTAACGGTCTAAGTGCAATTTCAAAATTACCAGGATCAATTCTATCACTAAGTCCTGTACGATAAAAATTTATAGCATAAATATCTTCTGATTCAGATTCCACACCGGAAGAATAGAATTTAAATTTTCGTTCGGGTTCGTCTAATGCAAGTAATCTATATTGTGAATATATTGCTCTTGTTGGCGTATCATTTGTTTCACCCGAAGATGCAATAGATCCAGAACCACTTACGTGTCCATAAGCAACTGCAAAATATGGCGTAGAATCACAATCACAATCAGTTACTTCATAATAATATTCTTTTGAAGAAGTTGGTTGTGTAGAACTTGTTAAATAACAACTCATAGATTGTGATAGATTAAATAAACCACGAGTATTTGCAGTTACTTTACCGTCAACAATATCCTTACCAAGCATTAATGGGTGATAAATTTTAATAGACTCATCTTGACAGTCACCTCTAACGGAGAAAGGTACAAACGGGTCTAATCTACGACCGGGTGGTAAAACTAGTTTTGCAGGAAGTCCATCGGTATATGTTTCCGTTGAATATTTAAATTCAGTATCACCAGGACATTTTATTTTAACTCTAACTATGTTATATTGTTTACACCCACACGGGTCAGTTGGGTCATTCAATACAGAATCTTCTTCATAAATTTCTTCACATTGACATTCCTTTAGATTTCTCTTAGACTCATCAAACCTTTGTGAAATCCAAGTTGGGTCTGATTTTTGTGTTCTCAATACATTAATAATGTGCGTAAAAAAACACTCATTGTCTTGATACTGATATGTAAATGTTGATACAAATGTTGTTACTACGACTTGTCTGAATCCAACAAAACAAGTATTATTAGGTACTGAACTTAATTCAGAATCTGTATTAGTAGTTGATGATATTTCTCTAAAGCCCGTCTCGTCTATTCTAAAATACCCGGTGGGGATTTTTATATTTAAAAATTCCTCTTCTGTTACTTCTGGTTTTAAATTCCAAGTATCGTTACATGGGTCATCGCCACCACCTATTTTTCCACAATCTATTTCACAATTTTTATTTGTGTTAACGGCATCATCAAATGGAATTATCGCCTGAGCAGAATTTGATATTGCATTTGCGTTTGTTGCCAACGATAGTGTTGTATTTAAATCCCCACTCGTTGATACCTCATATAAAATTTTCCAAGTAAAGTTGTTTCTTCTACTTGAATTGTAGAAATTAGATAGAGATGTAAATCGTGTATCGGTAAACACAGTTTTATTATCTAACACAGAAATCTTTGTTAAATTATTTGGGTCATAATCCCACACATTTGACCAAGATACCGCATCAAATTTTAATTGTTTTTTTCCACTTACACAATCACTATAATAAAGAAATTGAGATATATCAATAGTTGCAATTATTGATTTACTACCCGGTCCGATGGTTGTTATACCGGAAATTCCACCAGATGTCTTATCACAGATTATATCGATATACAAGTTACATCCAGACCAATATGGATTTCCAAAGTAATAAACACAGGAATCTGTTGTGTTATTGGTTGAAGATATTGGTGATATAGTATTTGTACCGCCGGTAGATGTAATTGTGGGTGAAAGAACGACTCCACGTTGAGATGGGGAATCGGCAATAGGACTTGGCATTATTGAATTTTGTTGAGCAAGTAAAACAGCAGATGCCGCTTCTTGTGCTGCCTTTTTTATAACATCAGTCTGTGATTGTTGTTGTAATAACAACTGTGCATTCAAAATATTTTGAATTGCAAGATTTTGTGCCGAGTTCTGAACATCTAGATTATCTGTGATTTGGTTTGCCATAATTTTTTATATTAAAAGTCTAATTTTACTTTAATTACAAGTTCCTTTTCAAAGGATTTTCTAACTGGTTTACTCAATTTTGCAACCGCCAAAAGTTGTTCATCATCATCATACAATCCAATAGACGTTACATACGATTGTGGATCCAATTTCATAGAATCATATTTTAGTTTGGATGTACTACCTGAAAGAAAACTTGGGTTATTTGAATAATTAAATTCCCCGTTATACAATCTAACAAAGTAATATGTTGATGAAATTGCCTCACTTGTTCTTCCTTGAAAGGCATAATCTGTGTTATTGGCCATAGCACCACTAATAGATGTAAATAACTTAAATGCGTTATCAAATCCACTAGCAGTTGCAGGAACTCGTTGTGTGCTAAAAGAAGCAGATGCATCAAGTGCCTTTCCATTTAATACAATTATTCCATTATCGGGATAAAATAAACCCCACGGAGTTGAATCTGATGTATAAATTCCATTTGTAATACTACCACTACGAATATTATAAACACGACCACCTTGTTGTGCAAATTCCGTAGTAGATGTAGTTGCATCATCAATTAGAGTTATTTTATTGGCACCCGAACCGGATATTGAAAGTTGCCAGGTTTTCGTGTCCATTCTATCTTTAAAACGAGAACGATTTACATTTACAACGTAAACATACTCCGATGTTTCTCCGTTTTGGAATGTAAACATAGTTTGTCCTGCAGGCAACAATAATTGACGATATTGAGCATAAATTGCCTTTGTTGGATAATCGTATAGATTTTGACCCGATGATCCAGTTGATGACCCACTTCCCATTAAATCCCCGTATGCTATACTAAATTGTGCCTCTGCTCCTTGAATATTCGATTGACTATTGAATACCTCATAGTAATATCGTTTTTGATTAGCAGATTGTGCAGAACTCGTATAAATGGCATATAAAGATGCTTGGCTCTTAGACCAAAGAGGGGCTGTAACTATTTCTTTTTGATTTGGAGCAACGTCTGTTCCATCGATAAAAGGTTTAAATATTGGTGTAAATTCTGCCATAATATTAATACTCTAATTTTACAGTAATTGATAATTCGCCACTAAATGATTTCTGTATGGGTTTACTCATTTTTGCAATAGCAAGAAGTTCATTCCTATCATTGAAAAGACCAACAGATGTAATGTATGTAACTGGCTCATATTGAAACTTCGTATTTGATAGTTTACCACTTTGTGCCAAATCAGTTGAAGTTGAAGTATATGTTGGATTATTTGAATAATTAAAATCTTGGTTATAAATTCTAACAAAATAATAATCTTGCTCTTTAATATCAACAGCACGTGCAGTGAATCCACTATTAAGTACACCCGACCCACTTATCGATTTAAATAACTTCATTGAATTGTCACCGGCGATATTACTACCGGTCACGGTATTAAAACTTGCAGATGCATTTAGTGAAGCGGCATCTATAATAATAGTACCCAAATCTGGATAAACCAATCCATAATAATGTGGACTAGATGGATTATAAATTCCACCTTCGATTGTACCACTTACAAGTGCTCTAACATTAGAAGGAATACCACCATAACCCAATGTATCGGTTGCATCACTTGAATCATCTATTAAAGTTATAACTATATTTGAAGATGAAACGGCAACGTTACTTCCTGTGTAAACTGAATTTGCATAAGCACCACCATTAAGACGAGCTAAAGATAATTCAAAATTACCTGGATCTAATTTATCACCAAGTTTTACTCTATCAAAATTTATAGCGTAAAAATGTTGAATTTCAGTTGGTGTTGTGGTTGAATCTTTATGTTTAAATGTTGTTTCATTCGGGTCAAGACACAATAATCTATATTGAGAATATATTGCACGTGTTGGTGTATCACTTGATTCACCACCTGAATTTAAAGAACCAGACCCACTTATATGACCATAAGCAACTGAAAAAACTGATTGGTCGTTACACGTAGCGGACGAGGATAACCAAACTTGATAGTAATATTGTTTAGATGATGTATTTTGTGTTGAACTAGTATAAAACGTTAAAAGTTCTCCCGCACCATCTGACCAAAGACCTCGTGTAAATATTACCTTTTCCGTTAAATTTTGTGATCTCTCAATCGGCTTATAAACATTTGATTTATCAATAGCCATATTAATTCCTTTTTTAATTATTCAATGTATAACAAATTGTTAGATTACGCCGCACTTATTGTTACAGGTATAACCACTCTACCACCGGTATCATTTCCGGTAATAATAAGTTTTGTTGTTTTTTGTTCGCTAGTTGTGTTTGGTTTATATTGAAGTGTAAGAGTTCCAAGACCACCGGTTGCACTCACTTGCGCACTTACGGATGTTGCTATCTGATTGAATGAAGTGGTTGTTGGTGTTCCTTGAATCGTTACGAAGGTGGAATCCAATATGGTAACTGTATATGATTTATTTAAATCACTTGGATTGGTTGTTTGACCATCACTTAAACTTGTAGAAATACTAATCACAGAAGTCTGTGAAGCGGCACTAAGTGTTACGGAACTAACATTGGTAGAAACAACCGGTAAATAAAGTTGACCTTTTGGAAGAGTAACTAGTTTGTATTTCATAACTTGTGTTTCGTCTGGAACTGCCTCTGTTACAGGCATACTTTCTATGGCAACACCATAATAGTTTTTACCAAGAGGGTGTGCAGGATTCCACAAATCATAATCTACCTCATCATCTGCCAAGGCAAATTGTGTAATTTTAAAAGCATTTCTTCCTTGTGCGAGAAGCTCTCTACCCTTTTTAGTCAAAATAGCATCTACCGTGATTGACGTGTTATCTAAATAACCCATATTATACTCCTAATGAAAATTGTTATTGTTACTATAAATATATGTTTCTAAAAAAATTCTAAATAAATGTAGTTGAAAATCTTTGGTCAATGGTTATGATATTGGAATCAACGTCATACACTTCAACTACCGGCCTACCATCGGGAGTATCTGTACTATTCACCCCAATATCCGGACCTGTTATTTTTGAACCGGCAAATCTATGATTCCGAATTGATGTAGTTAAATTGGTTGGATTTAAATAACTCGATGTTACAAGAGTATAACTCGAATAATTACCGTTCACCAAATTCAAATCACTCGAATAAATAAACTCAAACGAACTATAATAATTATCCTGTGGATAGGATTCTATTTGTTCAAAGAATGCAGTTGAAATTGCAAAATCATTATCTATACCAATCCAACCCGGACCATATCCATAATCAGTTGAATCGGAACTTTTAGAAACATTTGTTCTTGCAAAATCTATTGAGAAAGAAGTTTCTAAATTTCCGTATTCCACTATTGTATTCGTTTCACTATACACATTTGAAGAATAAATATTGTTTATAATCGTTGATAACGGATTGTATTCTAAATTTAAAGAACTTGTATTATCGTTCAGTACTATATTATATTTTTGATATTCTAACTTTGGCATCGGACTAATATCTATATCATCCGAATATTCCTCTATTCTAGTGGCATCAACTTCATTTTCAATATCATACTCACCTTCTATATTTTCAATAGAACTACCCTCATCGTCAAATCCAAACTTAACTACTGACACATACGAGTTTATGTTTACATGGGGAGTTATAGATGAAGAAACTTCATTTGTATCTTTAACCGTCTTATCAATCGAATCCGCACTAAAGTTTCTCAAAACTTTAACTTTTGACCGTTCAAGTACATTTGGTTCAACTACCAATCCAAGTATTTCATTTACACGTGCCGGAAGTGTTTGTCTTATTTGGTCAAATACACTAAAATCAAATAAAGATATTAATCTTATGTATGCCCCAAAATCATTTTTGTTCGGATATTTTTGCCAGTATTCTCTCGCAAACCACTTTAATCTTGGATAGTCATCACTATCTATGTTCGAGTATTCGCCAAAATAATCGTCTATTTCAGTATTACCTATTGCCTCGTATATGTCTTCATTTATTACACTCTGTGGTGAAAATGCAACCATAAGTTTATTAGAATCTACTGAAAACTTATCAAAGGCAGAAACTTCAACTGTTCTCGTTGAATCTAATCCTGAAATTAGTGATCCAGAATCCACCCTAACTTTTTCCGCAAACGGTGTGTTATTACCAACCGTTGCAACTTCCATATTATAGGTTTCAACTATGGATTCAAATGAACTCGATGTAAACCCATAAAAATATGCAGATTTTGAAGAACTATAAAAAGTTGAGTTTTTTTGATTTGGATGTGTACTGGATATACTACTAGTTACGGCTGCATCAAATTTTTGCCAAAACTTAAATTGTGCCTGTAAGTCATAAAATGATCCAGTATCTGTATTACTATTATATGCCCGGGCGGCAAGAACGTGATTATCGAATGCCTCTTCATTTAAACGTTCAGACCAGTATCTCAATTCATAAATAGATCCAGATAATATCTTATCGGTTTGTGAATTTGATCCTGAACCAATATAAAGTTGACCATTGGAAGCCCACGCTCTATTATAGACAGATTCGGTACTTCCTGTAATCGCTATACTTGCAGATTTTTCAATAACAATTTTTCCGTATTTTGCAGTCTTTAGAAAAATATCATAAACTTGATTTGAACCGGATGAATCATTTGATTCAGACCTACGAATCATAAGATTCAATGGAACATCATCATATAGAAACTCATCATAAAATGATGCAGATTTATAGTTTGTACCATCCCCTATGTAAAATGTTAGTGTTCCTTTATCAACATCAGTTCCATTTTTATTCATGGTAACAAACCAATCAACACGAGAACCTGAATTTTTTTGTAGGAGTGTTTGATGTGGATCTAATGTGTAAGAATACAAATCATTCGGTTCCATTTTCCAACGAAACGTCAATGTTTCGGGGAAACTCCAACTACCACTTGGATTATTTACTTGTTCCCACGGAACACGAACGTAATGTGCCTGTGTTGGTAGGGGATAACTGCCTCTAAAGTTTAAATAATACGTGTGTTTTTCCCACTCTGATTTTGGTATTATCCCCAAATCGGCATTATCAGGCCCACCGAACTCTCGTATAGTTAAAAGTGTTTGGGGAATACCATAGGCGGACAATAATGCCTTTATAGAACGTGCAGTTCCTTTTGTTTTATAGATGTATGGAAGATTGTTGAGTATTCTTCTCCAAACTTCCTTTGTTCTTTCTTCTTCCGTTTTTGCAAAATACTTATTTACCGTTGTTTTACCCGTCCAAATTGGATCACCACTACCACTTACACCTAACGCATATTCCCAAAGGTCTTTTGCCTGTGTTCCGTGTGAAAGTGTCCAACCTAAATTCCGTGTTGCATCATATATTAAATCTTGTGAAAGTCCGTCTTTGGGGTGTTCTTGACGTGTATTCTTTTTAAATATATGATTTGCATATAAATAAATAACGTCAAAATGTTGACCAACCATGTTTATAAACGTGGTGAATTGGTCATTCTGATCATCTTCAACTATATGTTCGGGTATAGATTTATTTAATGAATTATAATTTTTTAAATCGTAATTAGATGCAGAAACTATTAAATTAGAGTACCAATCATACGCTTCATTTGATCCGGTAGAGTATAATCTGTATTTTCCTTCTTTCGTTGAAATATGATAATTACTACCGGTTACTTCATATTTTGGAAAAGGAACTATCGATGCAGAATCCTGATTTGTATAGTAGTTACTACCGGTTGTTTCGTAATATAACCATTTTTCAAATTCATCAAATCCAGATACCACCTTATCTCTAAGTCCTTTGACTTTTATTTTATTACTAGATAATGAGCCGGTATATGAATCCAATAAATCCAACTGATTATTGTAATATTCTACCAATCCAATTTTATAGTAAAAGTTATCAACTCTTTCTTCCGCAGACGAATAGAATATAAAGTTTGAAAAATCTCTGAAATCAATATTAAGTTTAACTTGTTCGTTACTTCCTGAAATGTATTTATTTAATATTTCCTGTGAAGTTTGCACATTTGCAGATAAAATATCATTCCAAGACTTGTAATCTGTTTCGGTGTTTATCCAATAATCATAATCTACTTCAAAATTTGGTCCACTAATATAGGGTAAATCTGTTTTTAATTGTTCGGGTATTATTGTTATAGTATCTATCCACGGCTTTACAACTTGTGATGAAATCCAACACGTAAATAATCGGTCAACGTCTGCTGGTAACTCTTCGTATAACTTAACATAAAGATATGTTGGATCACCATCGGATGTAACGTTTATAACGTCTATTATTTTATTTTCACCAAAATTAATAACGATTGGTAATAAGTATTTAGACGGGTTTAAGTATGAAAGAATAAATTCACTTATTTGGGTTTTACCAATCGAATCACTTGATGTTTGTAATTTTAGTTTAAGTTCTTTTCGGTCACTCGATACACTTTCCACGAATAACCGTTGATTATTAAAATCACCAATTATATTTGTAAAAAAATTATAAACAATTTTATATGTTCCCGGTGAAAGTGCAAGACCATTTTTACCTAAATCACGATGAACATCTAATGAAATTGTTTTATTATTAGAATTACTACTTTCTATTTTCCAAGAACTTATATTATAGAGTGATCCAATATATGATGTATTTGGTAAAAACGTGTGTAACTCAATACTGTTAACAGACTTTTCATTTTCAGTAGTATATTCAAATTTAGGAACAATTATTTTCTTTTCTTGATTTAAATCAATACGTGCCCCACGAATAGAATTATTAGTAGATAAAATTTCTTCTATATTTTTATATTCAAAATTTGACATCTTTACTTAATTTTTGATTTTATTTGAATTAATTCTGTTTTTATTTGATCTATTTCAGATAACTTCTTACGTAATTCTGTAATTTCCGCGTCTTGTTGATCATTGGTGGAATTTACATCATTAACTAGTGTAGTGGTTAAATCCTCAAGTGTTGATGAAATAGATGACATTTGTGATTGTATTGTTTTGTCTATCTCATTTAATTTTGTATCAATTTGTTCTTGAAGATTTTTATTACTTTCTTCTAATGTTTGAACAGTTTGATTTAAAATTGCACCTTCTTGTGATAATGCAGACAATGATTCGTCCATTCTAACTTCGGCATCAATTTGACTCTGTATAATATCATTTTTAACTGATATAGTTTCCTCAAGTGATGCAATCTTCGCTCTTAATGATGTCACCGAATTTCCATCTTGATTTATTAGATTGCTCAAATCACTTAAAAACTTATTAGTCTCATTATTATTACCGTTTATTTGGTCAATAGATGCCGCATCCGATGCCTTCTTCAATACACTATCCTCGGCAGTAACTGCATCTTGTAAAGATACAAATTTTGTTTCTATCATGTATCGAAAATCTGATAGCAAAAATCTCTCGTCTAATAATGGTACTCGAAGTCTTCCTTTGTTTTTAAATATATTTTTAAACGATTGAATTATCCCATTGGTGTCCCTAACTATATCGGATTTCTCGTCATAATATTCTACTGAACTATCCGATATTAGTTTATCTAAAATGTCTCTTAACTCCTCTGATGGAAGTGTTCCGTTTTCAGATCCCGTTAATATTTTTCTGATTACAAAATTAAAAAATGGATCAATAGGGTCTGAATTTATATCACTTAAAGTGTTTGAAATATCTTCTATCGTACCGCCCGTATTTTTTATTTCTTTTAATTTAGATTTTAGTTTAATCTGTTCTTCTATGTATTTCTTTACATTTGAATAGTCATTAGAATTTTTAAAAGATTTGAATCTTTCAAGTAATAAAGTTTTCTCATTCTTTGTACTTATAATTTCTTTTCTTAAAGAAATACCTTCTCTACTAAAAAATTCTCTAAAATCATTTGGTGTATCGAATTTCAAATTCGGATATTGTTGGATTAAAGATCTAGATTGTGTTTCTGATATATTTTCAAGATATAAAAACTCTTCAATAGTAATCATCGTGTAACCTTAAAGTAGTAGTTGTTATCAAATATTTCGACGTTATCATCAGTTTCCGTTTTAACAACAACACGATAAAATCTTTCCGGTTGCAAGGAGTTCATCCAAATATTAAAATAACTACTTGTACCGTCACAACTTATTTTGGAACCAGTTGTGTTAAATGGTATTATTATCTCATCGGTATGTGCATCTCGTATTTCATAATAAGAAGATGATGGTAAATAATAGTTCTTAACATAATAAGATTGTGTTGTGTATTGTTTCTGTGGGTATCTTGAATTACCATAGATTCTTATTTTTGACTTCTCATCCTGTGAATAATATTTTTTAAGTTTAACATTTAATAAAGTATCATCGGAGTTTACTTTCGTTAAACTACCGGTTACAAACGATGAATCGTCCCAAACTATATGTAATTTTGGAACATATATGGTATTACTATCTGTTGAGAAGAATTTTAACACTGCATTTGTTTCATAGGATGATTCCATATCATCACCAAACTTTAAAATCATACCATCATTATTCAACCCACCAGAACCAGTCACCCATTTATTTACAATCTTGGTAACATCCATGAAAATATCGGAAGACTCATAAGAAAATGATTGACTACATTCAACACTTCCAGTATTCCACCATGTTCCACCACCAATAGTTGAATAATATGATGAAGTTGCAGGTAGGGATGGTATATTCCATTCAGTTCCATTTATTTTTGAAAATCTATATTTCCAGGACACCCCATCAGTTATATTCGGAGTATTATAGTATTTACCCGTCCCATTTGTCCATGAAGAACTAACGGGATATGCATAGACAGAATATTCTTGTGGTATTTCACGTACTTCTGCCGTTCTTAATTGTAAATAATATTTTACACTACCCGATGGTATTTTACCAGAATTTATGTAATCCTGTACCTCGGTTAGGTCGAATTTCATTAGTATTCTACTATTATATCGGTCGGTTTGGCCCACGGTTTCATGGGTTATTTCGATAATAGAATCTGTTCCAGAATTTAAAGATTCTGTTTTTTCATATATGGTTGTGTCATATTTTGGGTAAATAGAATATATCATCCGAATGCCCTCACTCTACCTATAATATCATTATCTGGATATTTTACCTCAAACACCGAAGGATCCAGTGAAGGAAATATAATACCATCTTTAGTTGCATTTGTAATATCGTAAACGTGTTTTGAATATCCCAACGTAGTATCGTATAAGTTTGTTATTCTAACATCAACAACCGTCTGAACTCCTGGTACTTTATCTATTTCCGTAAATAAATTACTTATCACGATTGGTTGATTGATTTGCCATCTCTTAATATCAAAGTATTTTTTAAGTCTGTCTATACATCGAAGAACCACCTGATTTCCATTTTGGTCTGGTAACGTTATAATATCAAACTCAACACCTATGTTTATGATATATGCATCTTTTATATTAATAGCATCCGTTAAAATTCTATGATGATTTAAATACGTTTTAAGGTTTTCCTTAGTTGCATCATTTATCTGAGTTAGTTTATTATTACCGTCATATCCTAATACATAAAAATTTAAAGCCAAATCATTTGAAACTCTATCACTATTATAGATAGACATATCTGTTAATTGAGTATCTTTAGTGATATATGCCTTTGCAATAGCACCATATTTTTGAGGCATACTATATGCACGTATAATATAATCTTCTTTCGTAACGGCACGATTTTGTGAAGCAAAATATGCCAAGGCGTTTTGACGAATTTCATTATAATCTTCTTTTAATTTACCGCCTGTTGCAGGTTCAGGATTTGTTGTTGCAAGACTTCCTACAACTTGTTCGTATAAAATTGGATCCAATCCTGTTTCATCTAATAAAATATTTCTGGATATAACACGTGTGAGTGTATCACTTGGAACATTATCCTGTACACCACCACCAGTTGTATAATATATTGTTATAGTAGTGTTGTTTGGTGCCAATCCATAAGTTTTTGTGTATAGGAAATTAGAAGGGTCTATATCAATAGAAGGCGTACTATCTATACCCGTTAATGAATTTCCAACTAAATCTGGATTTGGGATAAGTAATTCATCATCAAGGTTAGATACACCGGCTCCAAATTGAATTTCAAACGTCAATGCCGAATCACCTTCATGTTCGTGATTTTGTCTTGACGTGAATCTTCTTGATATTTTTCTAAGTTTCAGTAAGTATGGTGTTTCGTTTCTATGTGAACTCAACTCCGTATCATTTCTTGAAATGTTTGGGGTTGGTTCAAATATCGTATCTTGTGCTAAATACGGAACGTGATACCATTTATTACCCTCTGTATCAATACCGTATAATATTTCAATTAAATTAGGTGCAGATAATGTAATTTTATCATAAGGTTTCGGTGAACCAAATGAAAACTCCTGACTTTCTATTACTCCGGATATTGCATTTACAGATTTTTTTAACAACCAAAATGTTACTTCATTGGTAATATCATCAATCTCATAAGGGGTTACTTCAGTTGGATCAAAACTACTACTAAATTTAAAGTCCAAATAATCGGTTGTTCTAAATCTTGAACTTATATTATTTACATCGGATCCAACAACCATTCCGGGTTCTATTGCAAATGCGTAACTATAATCAGGAACAATTTCTCCATCTACTGTTTTAGAAGGAACTATCTGAAAAACATCCGTCTTTACACTCGCCGCTATGCTATTTTTAGGTTTATAGCCAAGTGATTGTGCTATATTTACAATATTGGAAGGTTCCGCTGCCTGTAAAATAAAAGATTCTTGTAATGCAACATCGGTATAGTACGATAAAACATCACCAACGTATGCAGCCATCTCCAAAAACATCATACCCGGCGAAGCTTCGTTAAAATCCTGGTATGTATTCGGAAAATAGTTTTTGGCAAAATCAATAAGATTTTGTTTTAAACTAACAAAATCCTTTGACATATACCTTATATCTTTTTTAATTAAATCAGCCATTATAAATTGCCTCTTCTATTGTTAAGTTGCCAGTATCTGATATAAATATCTGTATTGGTAAATATATGTTTGTTCCAGAAATAGATACCAGCAACTGAACAGATACGGCATGGTTATAATCATCCACCCTACCATCTTCTGACATATTTATATTAACATCGACTCGTTGAATCACAACATAAGGCATCCAAGTTGATATTGCAGATGATATTTCACTTTTTATTTTATCAATAAATTCATCCTCACTATTTATATTCTCGAATAATATAAATTTCAAATCTGTTCCAAAATCCGGTTGCATATATCTCTCACCCTTTGATGTTAACAGTAGATTTTTTAAATTTGAAAATACTTGAGTTCTGTTTGTGTAACTACTATTGAATATACCACTCGGATTATTAAAAGGTAGTGTTACACCAATAGGAGTAGAACTTGTAAAATTAGATCCAGATATTTGTGATTCATTTGTTAATATTTTTCGTCTAAATCTCAATTATTATCTCCCCTTTTTTTCTTGAATTTTTGCCATAAGTGCAGAATAATCACGAGTAAATGCCTTTGAAACTTCAGGTGACAACTCATCTACATCAACTCCACGTGGGGTTGCATCTACATAGTTTGTATTAACAGAGTTTATCGAATCGGTTGTAAACGAAAGAGTGTTCTCATATCCCTCATCTATCCCCATACTTGCCTCCATAGAACGACGTGTTTCGTCTAATAACGCCTGAATACTTGACATACCTGTTTTAGACTTCTTCTGAACTGGTTTTTTCGTAGATTTACCGGCAGAATTTACAAGGTTTACACCGTGTGATATAACTTTACGGTCATCCTTTCTGTTCGATTCATTTAACTTTTTATCAAGTGCATATTCTATTTCTTCACGAATAATAGAACGTATTTTTTTTAAAAAATTTTGACTATCCATAATGACTCCATTAATTTAGTGTTTTTATGATTTGTGACAAAGATTTATTTATATTCTTCTTGTTATTATTTACGGCAGAAAAATACTCATTCATTGTCTTTGTATTATTATGTTTTGCGTTTAATCTCTGTGCCGACCTATTTGGATTGCCGGTAATTTTTCCAAATACGATATAATCGTTTTCACCACAAAATGTTGATATTGTATTTTTTTTAACAGAAAACTGTGTTCCATTCCTGTCAACCCCACGTAATCCAGTATTACCACCTATTGTAATCATATTACCAGAATCGGATAGATAAACACACGTCTCTATGTGCGTTTTTGTTGGCCCTACTGAAACAGTTGCCATCGCCCAATCCAATCCAAGTAGATATTTTAATAAATTTTTCCCATTAGGTAGTAAATTACCATTTTTGTCAAAATGATACCCTTTTACAAATATTGCACATTTACCGTCACTATAATATTTCTCAGGTTTTTCTGGTAACCAGGAATTTTGAAATTTTATTTTACCCTCATTGTCAATTATATTCGGTGGAGAATTTACCAATCCATTTGATACTAAAATTCTGTGATACCTGTCAACATCTGTTGTACCACTATATGTTTTTAATCCTGATCTACCTATTAAAAACTCAGTCCAAACACCACACCAATATGGTTCATCGGCCCAAGAAGGATTTTGTTGATACAACCCGATTGCAGTATCTTTCCCACGATTGTAAACGTGTTTATCGTTTAATATCATCATGTGTTGTTCTGTATTTTCCTCGGCGATATAAGGAACTTTATCATTGAATATACCTACCTGTGGTATATTCATTGCAATTAAAACATCCCACACCGAATCTATTGATATACCCTGTGTTAGTTTATTCCAATCTGCATCGAATTTATACTTAACATACCCTTTTATAGATTGTATGGACAAATTTTTCTCGTTTTCTTTTTTCCCGTAAGTGCCGGATGGACCTTCAACAGAACGATATGCCCAATATGAACTATCATTTATTTTACCCTGCTCAATATAAGATGTAACACGTATATCTGTTGTAATTATTGGTGGATTTATTTTTGTATTTTTAACAACATCACTCGTTTGTGCACCACTATTATCAACAGAAATTGGAGCAGATTCTGGCGACTTGGATGATTTATTTTTTACTTTTTTCTTTGAGATACCGGATGATTTACTTGGAACAGATACGGATTCTTTAGGAACCGTGTTGGAAGATGTACCATCTTGTTTTCTTTTTTCTTCTTCTTCTTTTTGTTTTTTAATATTATCCAAAATATCCGAAAAATCGTCCATTCTTGAATCATCAATTAGTTTGGAAGAATCCACCTCATCCTCTATTACAACTGTTAAAAGTTTTAACTTTTCTTCTTTTGTAACAACCGGATCTTCATTTTCTATTTGTGCAATTAAAAGTGGCATAAATTAACTCAAATTAGCCTCAGCGGTTTCTTGTTTATAAAAAGGGTCAACGGTTTGACGAGAATCACCCGATTGATTATTAGTTGGATTTGAATACTCAGTTGTATTTGATTCTTTACGAGCATTTGCAGCTGATTTATCCCTCGGAGATACTCCACCGGGATTCTCGTTTAAAAACACGAGATTACTTGGTAACTCACGTAATCTTTGTCTTAATGCCTTAATATTTTTTTTAACTACGAAATAATCGGATGAATTTATCGGCGGACCGGATGGACCAACTCCAGTTGGATGAGTTTCCATAGTAATATGTTCTATGAGTTTATCCACCGTATCACATAAATCACCCAACCATTCTAATGTTCTATCCCCCAATAAAACAGGAGAAACTGCATTTAAACCCAGACTTATCTTCTTACTTTCAATTTCTACAACTTGTCCTGCGTCAATAGAAACAGCCTTTTCAGAAGATAAGCCAAGTCCTTCCTTTGCAAATGCAATTATTTCTTGTTTTTTTGCATTAAAAATCAATCTGTCAGACGATATTATAACCTGATTTCCTGAAAAATTATTCTTGTTAAATAAATCAACACTTTTATCTTTTATAGAAGTTGTTATAGTGGATGCAGGTTTAAATCTAACTTCTTGTCCAGAAGTCATCCATATAGATGAATCATCTTCATCTATGTTTTCCAAAATAAATTCGTTAAAAGGTTTTCTATCCGGGTTTGTGCCATTTGATATAATTAAAATAGGATTTCCCGTATCTCCCAATCCTTTTTTCCAAAAAGGTTTTATTGGATAAGTTTTTCGTTCGTCGATTGTTGACCCAAATCTTATAGATTGACCCCATCTCCCTTCTAACAGTATATCTCCTGAGTAAGGTTGTAACGGATAAACATCATTTCTTTCGGGAAATGCTGGATCTATCGTAGTCTCTACTGAAATCTTTTTAGATTTTTTAACCGCTATTCCATCATTTGCGTCTTTTCTTGTTTGAGAATTGGATGGATTTGTTTTAGATAAAAATTCTGTTATACCCGGCAATCCATTATGGTGTACAGAACTTTGAATTGAGATAGGATTTGTATAATAGTATTCTTGACCTGTTCTTCCTGCACTATTATACGCAGTTGGGCCTTTTGTTAATAAAACAACTTCACCCGATATTGGAATATTTTTTAGGTTGGCGTCTAACGCTCTTGCTTGTATTACGTCTCCACTTGCCTGTGAACCGAACGGACCAGTAATTTTACATATAATAGTGTAAAGTTTTTCTTTATTATTGCCAGTAAAATCTACATCTACAACTTCAGCTGTTATAAACTCATATTCCTGACCGTTTAATATCGTCTTTTGTGGATTCATCTATTTTGATTTCCTCTTGACTATCGCTTATTGATTTTATTTCTTTTAGTAGAGCATCTTTTTCTTCATCTGTTAAAAATGAATTACCTTCTTCTACCTTGTTATTTACCGTTCGTTGGATTACCGCCGCCAATTTAACAAGATGTTCATCGTTCTTAACAGCGACTTCCATATAATCTTTGATAACCGGCACAAGAAGAGCAGCGTCACTTATATTTGTAATAAGTGGTTTTAAATCTGCTATAAGAAGATTAATTTGTCTATCTTTCTTCTTTTGGTTTTCGTAAATATCTTTTAATAAATCCGAAAACTTTTTACTTCCAAATATTTCTACGTCTAAATTACTCATAAATAAATATCCTCAATCGTTAATAATTTCTTGTAAATCAAACCATGATAAGGTGGTTATATCAACGCCGTCTGAATATTCTTTAAATAATCTGATATAAATTTCCTTTATCTTGGAAATAACGGCGGTAATGTATTGTGACTTCAATCCAGTTCGTTCACGAATTAAAATATAAATTGCCTTCTTATTATAGTTCTCTATATTATCTCTCGTTCTGAATAAATAAAGTACGGAATCTGCTATTTGAATATCTCTTTGTTTTTGAAAAACAGTTGCAAGATATTTGTCCATAATATCAACAAACATATCGATGAAATCTTTCTGTTCCTCTATTGATTCACTACGGATAACTTCATTGATAATGTTACGTTCATCGTCAATCGCCTGTATATCATCTTTTGCTTTAAATTGATAATAGTTTTTATTGTTTTCAGCGATTAAATAATTTTTTGCAACAATAGAAAAATAAGAAAATGCCTTTCCACTATCGGCATTATATTTACAAAGTTTTTCATGTAGAAATGCAACAACTTCATGTTTAACATCCTCGTGTGATACATCGAAGTTATAGAATTTAAATCTATGTATCATTATTTCAGCGAGTTTATAAAATGCAGGATGTATTTTATCGGTGTATATTATATTTCGGATAACCGGGTCATCACATTTATTATACTCTATTATCGCATTCTCGGTTTCTTGTGTGAAATAGACATTTTGTTTTTTCTTTGTTTTTACCATGATTACTCCCCCGGTGTAGAACGTAAAGATCCCAAGAATGTATTAGAATCATCTAGCACCTCATCGTCTTGTTCTTGTTTAACATCAACATAACTCGCTATGTTGTTTATGATTGTTTTCAATTCTTTAAAGAAATAACCAACCTCGTCATCAGATTCAAATGACCCATTCCTATCTAATTGACGTAAATATGATTGTTGACTTAAAACTTTATTACGTATAGATAAAATAAATTCTTGATTTTCAGTAGATATTTCATCCAATTCGTCATAATTTTTTTCCAAATCATTATACTTTCTGTATAAATTTATGTTTATAAAAACAGAACAAATCAATAAAAATAAAACAATAAAATCCATACTATTATCCTCTTTTTGTTTTATTCTTTGGTTGTATTATTGTATCTATAACGCCAAGTTGAATGGCATCTTCGGGTGTAATATAGTAATCTTTTACTGTATTATCTACCCAAAACTTTCTATCTTTATTGGAATTTGAACTCATTATCCCAACAATTATATCTTCCAATTTTTCCATGTGTTGAACATTTGCCTTCATATCTGATGACTTACCATAGATACCGGAAGACATCTCGTGAAACATAATTGTACTATTTTTAGATGCCGCTCGTATTCCTGTACCTGAACAAAGTAGTAGTGCCGCGGCAGACATCGCTCTTCCTCTACAAATAGTATTCACTTTAACATCAAGACTTTCAATAAAGTCTATAATACCAAGTGCCTCATATACGTCACCACCGTCGGAATTTATTATAAGGTTGATTGGATTTTCTTTTTCTTCTTCAGGTCGTATGCGAAGTATTGCCTTTATTCTCAACATAACCTCGTAAAGAGTTCCGTCTGTAATATCACCGAACAATAATACACTCGAAGTTTCGGTGTCAATTCCGTACTCAATTTGAGTCAATGCCTCTTTCCATTTCAATGGAAGTTCTTGATTTGACATATCGGAATTAGTAATATTTTTTAATTGTTCCGGTTCATCGTCATATAAATTTTTCATCAACGCCCTCCCTTTTTGTTTTTTTTAAATTTCTTTTTACCAACACGTTTAGATACTTCTTCCATTATTTTATCATTCATGGATTTTTCTTTAACAGTTTTCTTTTCTTTTTTTACTATTTCCGTCGGTGGTAATGTTCCAAATAACTTCTCTTGACATACACCTTTGTGATATACATTACCTTCTTTATCAACAAACACGTTCATAAATTTCCATCCACGAGGATAACCATGATTTATTTTTTTCTCAGGATTTGGCAACATTTCGGCCGTACACCTCCAACATAAAACTTTAACTATATGGTCGTCAACAAACACTTCTTCATAACAGCGTTTTTTACTAAGTGGTGAATTATTTTGACATAACAAATATTTCATAAAAATAAATTAAAGTTATCTAACAAATGGCAATGCTCTTTTCCACGGATTATCAACACCATTATTATTGGTTTTGTCTTTTGTCTCTTCGTTATCCTCTATTTCATCATAAAATTTGTTTACATCTTCAGATTCTATGACATCATTAGATTCTTGTTCTTCAAATATACGAAAATCTTCATCATTATTCAAATTTATTTTTTCTTCAATAGGTTCTTCTGATTTAGTTTCTTCCTCGATAGGACTGCCTACAATAACCGGTTGATTAGAATTTAAATGATTTGCAGCAACTACTAAACTTATTGCAAGTGGGTCAAACACAATTACTAGAATTATAATAAACCAATTAACAACTATATCCATAGGTAATCCTGTAATACGACTAAGGTAAAGTAAAGGACCCAACTCTGATGAAAATGATTCGTTTGATATTGTCAATTTATTTTGTTCTATAATAGAAATAGAATCTGATAATGCAAATGATTTAGATGTCATCGTTGAAATCTCATTGTTCAAGAGTTCCGAAGACTTATCTATGGAAGATATATTTTTGGATAGATTACCGGTTCCTTTTTTTTGTGTAAGTTGTTGCGTGTATGCATTCTGTTGAGATACTCGTATTTGGTCAAAAGATTTTAATCTATTTGTTTTTTCGTTTATGGCTACATCTAATTGTTTCTTTTGTTCCTCAAACAATTTTTTCTTTTGGTCAAGTAGTGTGGTTTCATTTTGTGCCTTGTAAATAACCTTTGCAGTTTCTTGGTAGGAGTTTGTTAGATACCCGTAAACACCGATAGATGTTATAGACATTAACACAACTATAGCAGCAGACAAATAAAATTTTATACCTATCTTTATAGTCTTAAAATGATTATGTAGAAATGTGACAACCACAAGTTTAGATAGTTCTAACATTGCAGCCATACCAACAATAGACCATGAACCACCTGAAAATAATTTAGATATACCAAAGACAGAATAATATCCTGAAAATGTTGCTAATCCTATAGCACAAAACCAAATTAGATTTTTAAGATTAAAAACTCTGTTAAACATTTACACTCTCATACGTTTCACGATACTTAATTAAAGCAAGTTCTTTTGCCTTACATTCCAACATAACATCAACTTGTTGTGAATAAGTATCTATCTTTTCCAAAATATATTCCGCGTGTGCCTGTGGTTTATCTTTTTTGTTACCCGTCTCTTTTTGTTTAGACGATGAGTAGTGAACGATGGGAGTTATATCATTTTTCCAAGTAGATGTGGCCATCTTCATTGCATCTTCCTCGGTTAAACCACCTGTGTTAAAAATATGATGATGGTAGTCGAATACAATAGGAATACCTGTGTTATCGTGGATATACATCAAATCAGAAACATTGTACATATTTTGTTTATCATCGTTTTCAACGGTAAGACGTGACTTAACAGAGTCGGATAGTTTGTCAAAATTATCACAAAATCGTTTCATACTTTCTTTCTTATTACCATACGTACCATTACAATGTATGTTAATTTTATTATATGGAGTTTTGGACAACCCCATTAAGTCAAATAGTTTACCATGAAGTTCAAGGTCAACTATTGTATTTTTAACAACCTTATCGTTTGGAGAACAAAGAACATTAAAGGGACCGGGATGTGATGTTAGTCTAACACCGTTTTTGTTTGCATATTCACCAATTCGTTTCAATATAATAGAAATCTCTTGAATATTCGGTAAATTCTCGATACCATATTCGGATGCCCAAGGCATCATATCAGAAGATACTCTAAAGAATTTTATGTTGTTTTGAACATTCCAATGTATAACAGTTTCCAAATCTTTTACATTTTGTAAAGATAATTCTCCCGCGTAATTTATACCACGTTGGAGAAAGGTCTTCTTTATCATAGACCGATTTGTTGTTATTTTTTGTTTCTTTAGAGTTTCACAGATACAAGCGTAACCTAACATAGTTTACCTATTATATTGAATATTGTAGTACAAATATAAGAAAAATATTTGAGATACACAAATAAAAAACCCATCTAAATTGATGGGTTTAACACTAAATTCTTGTTAAATATTCATTATAGTCCCGGAGGTGCAGTTGGATTATCGTAATCTTCACTTGGATTGTATTTGATACTTCCTGTCCATGAACCACTTGCAATAAGACGTATTGACAATCCCATAGTCATAGGGGTTGTTACTGAAATCAAAGAACTATTCGACCAGTATGCTCTGTATCCAGGTGCAGTAGTTGCCGATGCAGAAGTTGCAGACCACCAATTAGAACTCCATTCCATATCAAAAAATTCACCAGTCTGTCTCATATAACCCGAAGGATTGCCATAGAAATAACTTGAATTGTCACCATTTCCATCGATGTCTTTATCTAAAGAACTCCAATTTTCAGTATTCTTTAGTTTATACCCAGCTACTTTTTCCCCACCCAAATAAGTTACGAGTGCATTCCATTGTGTAGTTGTTGGTACTTTAAATTGTGCATTTGGCACTATCTGTTTGGATGTTAATGATGCACTAACAACATACCAATTATAAAGTTTACCGTGTAAATCTCCATTGGAAGAATCGTCATTGTAATATCTCCATGCCGGAGTGCCGGCAGCACATAAACTTTCCCATTCTGCATCAGTCGTTGCGTGTTCGATTGGTGTTCCATCGGCAAAACAATCAACGTCTAAGTTGTGAGTGTCCCATTGTTGGGAACCTATTGTTACTATCGGCATCTATATCTCCAAAATTATTAGGTAATTTGTTTACAATAAATATAAACAAAAAAGGGAAAACTCAATGTTTTCCCTTTTATTGGATTAAATATTTCTATTCAATATCAATGTGTTTAATCTTATTTTCTTTCTTTACAATTTCATTTTTGGGAATTGAAAGTGTAAGAACTCCGTTATTATGTTTTGCAGAAACCTTATCGAAATTATAATCGTTATGATTTCTGATAACAAATGACCGCTCAAAATAAGATTGTTTTAGTTCACGGAGAATATAATTAACATTCTCTTTCTTCTCTGTTTTTTGTTTACCGGATATGGTGAGTGTTTTGGTATTATCCTCGTTATCCTTAATTGAAATTTTTACCTCTTCTTTAGATAACCCGGCAATTTCCGCAACAAAAGTAATTTCAGATTCACTTTCCATAATGTTCACCTTTGGGTAGGATGCCTTTTGAATTGCATCAATTCCAAACGTCTTTGAAAATTCAGGAAATGTTTTTGAAATTACGGTATCAAATACCCTATCGAGTGGTAGAAACGGGTCGCTCCATAATGTTGGATTATAAAGAGACATTTGTTCGTATGAAGATTTGTTACTCATAGTAAACTCCTATAAAAAATTAAACAATCAGTTAGACTTGTTATTACCGACCCATTTGGCGTCGGTATATTTGATATAAATATAGTTTGATTTAAATTTTCAAATTATAAGTTAGATATTAACCACGAGATTTAGTAGTACGTTTAGGTTTGATAGTTGCAGGTTGTTTCTTAGTAGTTCTTGGGTAGTTATCAATAGGATTTGCCGTATTGGCCCTCGGTGTTCTAACTTTAGGGGTTCTCGATTTAGTTTCAACGGGTTTAGATGTGGATATTTCCGCAGTCTCGTATGTAAATGCCCCACCACCACGCCAATTATCGTTTGGATTTTCTTCTCCAATATAATGTTGTTTAAGTGCAGTAATCACGGCGTCCTTATCGGAAATAGTTTCACTAAGAGTTTGTATCTGGCGTCTGTTGTAATCGGAAATAGTTTCACTAAGAGTTTGTATCTGGCGTCTGTTGTAATACCAAAATCCAAGTCCAACTAAGAAAACAACGGTGAATAGTATAAGTAAATTAATCATAAAACTCCTTATTTTAAAATAGAAAAAATATATTGGTTATTAGTACCATCACTAAATTTTTTAATAACTAGATTGTTGTAAATGACGGATAGTATCGAGAATAAGTATAGAATATTATATTCAAAGTCATCACTTGTGTTTTGTTTCAGAGTAAATACAACTCGGCTACTAACTCGTTTAAAACACTCTTCAATGGTTCTTAGAATAAATTCGTATTGTCTATCTCCATATAGCATAGTATCGAATATACCTGTTATCAGGATAGACGAGGTATCTTCATTATTTTCAGAAAGAAAATCTTGCATCGATTTAAATGTAAAATCAAACTTTTTTCTTCTAATAAATGGATATAATTCACTATCCAGTAATTTAAATTTTTCTTCATCAACATCAACACCCTGATATGTATTGATGTAATTCGTAAATTCCGATGAGTAATCATAGTTGTCTGACTTTTCTGCATTATGAATATTTTTTAAAAACATAAAGTCATCAAAACCTGCACCAAAATGTAGTATGTTATAGGGTGGATAATCGTCATCATTCGACCATCCAAATAGTCCAAGTGAATCCGCAATACTATTAAATGTCAAAATGTTCGCCATCGAAGTAATCTCCTATGTTATTTTTTCTTCGTTTTTTAATTCTCGATTTCTTTTCAGTTGAATCGTAAAAATCTGCACGTAGTGGATGGGTTCTGTTTAAATTTTGAGTAAACTTTAAACTCAAGTCTGCCATTTCCCATGCAGTCTTAGGGTCTTTAGTGGGTGGTAAAAGATGTTCATCGGAAAGATTCACCCCGTTTGCTTCTATGTATAAGTTTTTCTGTGAATCAAATCTCATCTTTGCGCCCGGGCATTTTCTTAGTACCTTTCGCATTACCTTTTCTAGTTCTGTCATTTTTGCCTTCATGGTTTCCTCTATCTTTTATTTCTAAGTGATACAACTTTTTTATAGCATCAATATTTTTTTGAATAATGATGCATTTTTCATATTCTTGTTTTTCTAAAAAGTAAATAAGCATATCATACAATTCGTCTAATTTCTGAAATGTAGATATTGAATTTAATTCAAAATAGTAATTTGGGTTTTGGTTTAGAAGTTCCCAACTGAATAACAGAGAACTTTCATACATTTTTTGAATCTTATCCATCTGTCTTTTTTTGTAGTGCCTCTGTTATATTTGGGAAATTTATTTTGAATATCTCGTTGATTTGATTTGCAATTTCACGGTGTTCCTTTTGGGTATCTTCGGATGTTCTCAATTCTAAGTAGTGCATCCACGAGCGAATATTGCCTTTCATATAGAGTGTAGTTTCTGTGGCGAGTGGAAGAATATCTCTAGCAACTTCCCGTGCTATACCGGCGTCAATCATTTCGTTGTAGAGTTTCAAGGATGCTTGGAAATGACCACTTACAATATCGGATAGTTTAACACCACCCACCCATTCAGGATTGTATAGTTCTGCAGATGATTGACGATTTTTTTGTGCTTGTTTACGGAGTTCAACATCTTGGATTGATGTGGCGGAAGAATACCGTTGTGAAAATTCTTGAAACGAAAATGATTTGTGACGAAGAATCTGTGCGGCAATAGAACGTCTTGTTACAATTTCAACGGTCATATCAACAAACTCAAACGGAGACCAATGTTTATGTGTAACTAAATAATTTATTAGTCTTGGTGCCGTTTCAAAATTCATTTGATTAGATGGGTTACTTACACGGGCAACATACACGATAAATTCTTCTGGAGAAATGTCCATAGAAGGGTGTGTTATAGAAACTAATTTTACACTCATTAAAAATTTTCCTTTACAGAGAGATACTTTAAAACTTCTTTCCAGTTTGGGAATTTCGGACTACCGAAATGTATAAACTCACCACTAAATTCAGTTGAACCGTTTGCCGTTCTATCATCAATAAGATAATTCCCCAAATTCAAAGACTTATTGTTTGATAGAATAAGTTTCTTATAAGCAATACTACCAAACTTTTCATCTATCCACAATCTCTTATCTATAAATGAACTTGGATTTTCCCATTCAGCAGTTGATAAAAAATAAACATTGAATTTTGTATTCAAGAAATTTACCGCATCATAGGCATCTGGAATCAATTCAAGGTCTCGGTAAAATCCAGGAGGAGTCGGTGGTATATGATACGGGTCTATCTTTCTTCCATACATTCTTTCCCATTTACCTGCAAAATCTGCAACAACCCCATCCATATCAACGTAAACTATTTTTTTCACTATCAACCTCGTTATCAGTTTGTCCATCGAATACATTATCATCAGAATCTAAACTACTATTGATTTCGTCTATATTGATTTTGTTCAAGTTAATTTTGTTTTGCCTACGATTTTTGTTTCTATCATAAGAATCTAACTTCTTTGATTTTGAAACTTCGTAACCGTCTTCAAACTTGGTCGTATTTGAAATACGTAATTTGTAATCCCGTCCCATCTTCTTATATCTAATGTATAATAATGTTACAACATACGAAAAAAATTTGTAATATCCAAATATTTTTTAAAATTTATTTTTGCTGTCACAACTAAATCGTTTCTTAACGTAATATGAAATAGTCTCATAATAATCTTTTTTGGACGGATTGTTTTTGATTGCATTTTTCATATATTCATCCACCATATCATCATCTATATGATATGAAGAACTCGTGGTACTTTGATATTGCTTCAGTATGTTTTCAGTTGTTATGATTGCATCGTTTATATGAAACTCGTCATAATCTGAAATTTCTACTTTGTACTCTCGTAGTAAACCTTCCAAACGAAACATCCATTCAATATAATCATTTTTTACTTCCACCCTTTTTTAGTTTAATAAGTTGAATACTGGTAACGCCACCATCATCTGTGATTATGACATTATATCTTGATTGTATCAAAACACCATATAACCAACCCAAAAACGTATTTATCTCTTTTAGATATTGGGCATCATCATTTTTGTTATTGTCTGGAACTTTTTTATTTGAGTTAGGTAATTTACCGTCATCCTCTGAAAATAAGTCTTCACCAAATAGGTCAAAATCATCTTGATTAGAATCGAAATCTGTGTTATCTTCGTTATTTTGTTCAGGATTGTTTTTAATATTATCACTTATTTTTTTGATAATATCACGAATAATCTCTGAATCATATAGTCTATTAAATCTATCTAAAAAAAGTTTCTTCTGTTCTGCCGTCATCTTCTCACTACGTTTACCACCCATATCAATCTCATAGTAATTGAGCATTGACTTAATTTTTTCTTTTTGATTTTTCGTCATATCCGTTTCCTACATGGGTTAAAGATTTTAAAACATCATCGTACTCGTAATGACCATTTTGGATTTTTATCAATGAGTATTCTTTTATCGTTCTTAATAACTTTTCATTGTGATTACCAGATTCAATCAATTTTAAGAAAGATTCTTTTTGTGGACATATTCTACTACTGATACTGATTTGATTAGACTTAGTTAAAACCATATTTGTTCCAATCATTGAGAGTATAAACAATATGGTGTATAATATAAATGTTTCCATGTAGTTTTGTATTTAGTTATGAAATCTTTTAGTTATAAATATACATGAGGTTGATAATAAAAACAGGGCAGAAGAACTTATTTGGTCGGTATATGTTTTTTGGTTATTACACCATATACGTTCTTCTGCCCATAACATATTACAATTTTGAAATCGCCGTTATATTTCTATTTTCCAATTCTACATTAAACCTCTTAGATACCTTCACCCAATACTTGTTAGTTTGGCGTTTACGGTCTCCATTCGGTCCACCATTCCACTTTCTTGCCATTACCTTAATATCAGTAACCGAGAGTGAATCCCAATTCATCTTGGGATTGTAGAATTTCTGGTAAATCCAAAACATTTCTTCCGATTTGTTTGGATTGTGTCTATCGGAAAGAGTAAATTGCTTTTTCAAACCACGAATCTTACAGATTCTATTTACCTCTTTCACCATTACGGGTTTGATTTGGATTACTCCAACCGAACCATCTTTGGATTTTGCTTTGGGATTGCCTTTTGACTCAACCCATGCAATAGACGAATACAACACATCTTTTACTGCCTCGTTCTTTTCAAAAGGTTTCATTGCCACAAGGACAATTCCTATCATTAAAAAACAGATGAGTGTAACGTTTTTGCGCTTGTTGTTCATAATAAATCTCGCATTTGTGGATAATTTGTTTTCATTCTTTGTGTTACAAATTGTAACACAGGTGTTATTACAACACATTATACCGACCATGTATAACTATGTTTTTTTCCGTAATATGTTTTGTTTTTAAATTAAGGTATCTATTGTTTGTTGTTTATCAGTTGTGTTGTTCTTAGTATAAGCACCAAAGTCTTGGTCTGGTTTCTTCTTTACTTCCACCGTTTCTTCTTGAGATTCTTCCAGTAGGTTTACAAGTTCATTTGGGTCTATATCTCTGTATTGAGTCTCCAATACAGCGTGACAACAATACCAGTTTCCTTGATTGTCTTTTAACAATTTATTTGTATTTAGTTCTTCGTGTATCAGATTCGCCTGTTCTTCTGTTGTGGTATTTCTTAATTTTCTAACTATGAAATAGATCTCATTATCTAGTTTAATATAATTTCTTGTAAGCATATAGTATTAGTATTATAGTAATATAGTATTATAGTTTAGATCTATAATTTAGATCTATAGTTAATATAGATATACTTAATATAAAGATCTAATAGTTACAGTTTTTTAGGTGTACACTTTTTCCGTGTACACTACAAAGATACAAAATTTTTCAATACGAGTCAAGCAAAATTTATCGGATGTTCAAAATATTTTTAAGACGATGTTCTTTCTTCCAGCCTGCCTGATATTTTGAATCAGTATAGTAAATTACCAGGTCTGAACTGTATTTAGATTGTACAAGTGATACAGAGAAATTTGAATTGTATCTATCGGTTGTACGAAACCAAATTTGCTCTTGTTTTTTTGCCTCATACCTACTTTCAGTTTCCCAAACCCACAAGTCTGCCTCGTACTTGTTTTTGGTTACGAATACCTTATAGTCACCATTTTTGGTCGGTGAAATGAACACCAGTGACAAAATGACCAATATACTACCCATAAAACCCCCATTTTACCCCTCTGGCGTCCTCGCCACGAGGTCAAAACCCCGATAGGTATAGTTACCTATGGGTGTGAAAAAAAACCCCTTAAATTTTCAAAATTTGACGTATTGTAAGTGTTTGGGGTGTAAAGACTTACAAAAAACCCCGTAAGTCATTGATTTATATGAACTTACGGGGGTTTATCACATTTATACCAACTACCAACTACTTACATACCCATAAGGACATCTGGACGAACAATCATATCAATGTTTTCACCACCATCGTGAACCAATGCGTTCTGTTCATCCCAAGAAATTATCCCATAACCATCCTGACATCCGTATCGTTGATAATATCCCTCATATTCCTCGAATGATTCGTGTGGATTAAATTGACTATCAAAAAACGGAACGTCACCTGTTTCTCTCAATAGACTCTCTTCAAGAGAATTTATCTCTGACAAATAATTGGATTGTATTTCTTCCGGTTGATTGGAAATAATATCATACATTTCCATACGAGTAGAAATTAAGTTAGTGTACTTGTCTTGTATTTGTTCTAACGAGTTACACATAACTACGTTTCTCCATTCATCCGAATAGGTTTCCTTTAATTTCTTAAAATTATTGTTCATTGATATAGTCCACGATTTTCGATTCTGAAACTGTTTTTACTTCAAACGGCTCGGTTGACTTTGCAAGATACTTGTGAATCTTGACTTCCGCGTCTGTTACCGATACCGCGTTTACCATGTATGTTCTTGTTTGATTTTTGATTTTTCCTTTTTCATTTTCAATTTCAAACTGAACTTTTGCTATGTAGAAAGACATAATTACTCCTTGTTATTATTACGAATGTGTATGTTAGTTAATTGTTTACTATTGAGTTGTATTTTTCCTGTTAGTGATTTTATGTTGTAGTAACCTTTCTCGGTTCCTACTGAATCATTTTTCACACCGATAATTGTTTCTCCATTCTCTTGTAGAATGTATGTTGGTATAAAGTGTATGGGTATCTCGTTGTATTCGTCTGTGTATTTTGCAAATACTTTTTTACCTATTGGTATTTCTTTGATATTCATTTTATCTTACAAAGGGTTTTACAAAAACATTGTAGCCGAAAAACATAACAGGAAAGAGTAGTAAGGTGTATAGAAATAAATTACGGAAAACTAATTTATTACCTTCCAATTCTCGTATTCGGTTATACTTTGATAGTGAATTTATAAACTCATTACGAGATATATCTTTTCCAAATTTAGAATATACGCTTGGGTCTGATAAAAACACCATAGAAACCCCTTCACGTGAAGGGGTTTTCGACCAATTAAATGCCTGTGGTTTTGATTTCTTTTTCATAGTAGTAATTCGTTGGTTAAATTTATGCGGATAGCAATTTAGTATTGATAGATTTCGCGATACTTGTTATCTCGTTGGATGATGAAATACGAACGGCATTATCACCATAACATTCTTTCACCTCTGTCCAATCACGACCACCACTCCAACCACTTTGAATAAAGTATGTTAGAAACTTTATACCATTACGTTGCATCTTTTTCATCTGTTGTTTAGAATGTTTCTGAGCAGCAGAACCGTTGTACAAAAACGTAGTAGAGTTTCTTGCAGAATACAACATATATGGCTGTCCATCACAAAGATTTATAAAATAAGCATCATTGTTACGTGATTGTGAAATTATCTCACTCATTATACCATCAAAACACAATCCTTCTGGAGTTAGTCCGGTGCAATCTAATCTTGGGAATATATCTAAAATATCTCGAATACTATTTTTCTTTGAATCAAAGATATACATCAAATAAGGAATTTGTGTACTTGCCCCAAACCGATTACGTCGTGATGCATTTGAAGAATCAGAAAAGGTACTACGAACAGAAACTTGAATGTGTACATTCGTTAACATTTTAGATACGGTTGCCATCATCGCTGCAAACTTCAATGATTCTTCCCACTTTGAACCTTGCATAGAACCCGATTGGTCAACCGATATGTGAATGTATGCGGGTTTATACGATGATATATTTATCTTTGAAAATACATCAAAGTTATCAAAACCAATTTCGTGTAACAATCGGTTATCCAATTTACCGCTGTCTAAACGTGTTGACTTTGTTACACGTTCCTCATTACGAACCTGAAGTTTCTTTGCGAGAATTTTTCCGTTTTTAACACCTTCCGATATAAGATTATATGCAAATGTATAACCCCAGCCGTTGGAATCTCTTGTTACACCATAAGGAAGTCCGGCACCACTATCCATAAAGATTTTGTTAACATTTCTTACAATGTAAAGTGGAACACCACTAGCATTATCGGAAGAAAACTCAGAGTTCTGTCCAACAATCTTTTTGTCCAAATCAATAGACGCAAATCCGGAGATTAACAAATTATCGTTTTTAGTTACAGACTTCTTTTTCAAAGTACCATTTGTAACTTCTAATTGTTTTTCATGTAATTTGTAAATGGTTTTTACCATAGAATCTGAAAGATTTTCCATCTGGTTAGTCTCGTTGGTATCTTCTGAATCCATGTCATTTTGAGATTCGTTGGTATCTTCTGAATCCATGTCATTTTGAGATTCGTTGGTATCTTCTGAATCCATGTCATTTTGAGACTTCTCATCGTTATCATTTGTTTCCGACGAATTATCTGTACCATTACTCGTATTGTTGGTAGTGGAAGGTTTTTCGTTTTCCAAATAGTGACGTATTGTACTAAAAATATCAAAGGATAGGTTTAGACGTTTATGGGTTTCATCCAAACGTGTGATATTTTGAAGGTCTATAAGTTTGAAGATTTCTTCTAACTTAGGTAGTGCCTTTAAGTTACGTTTTGGGTTACGGATATTTACAATGTGGTAAATGTAATTATCCCAATTAGGTACGGAGTATTGTAATGACCACATACCTTTAACGAGTTTATCACTACCAAAATATTTTTGGTACAACGCCGCATAATACCCACGATAACCAGGAGCTGCCTTGTACGTCATTGCATCAATATACAAATCTTCAATTACGTTAAAAATAGTTTTAACGAAGTATTGCTCTCTATAATCAAGAGCATCTATGAAATCACGTGAAGTCTTAAAATCTGTATAAAGAATGTGTGATGATTCGTGTAAGGCAAGACCAACGGCGGTATCAAATTCTTTTTCCTGAATGTTCGCGGAAAGTGTTATAGTCTTACCGTCTGTGTAAGATTCACCCGTTGTGTGATACTTTACGGCTATATCATTTCGTCCTGTTAAGATACGAACAAAGTTTGAAATGGCACGTTGGTATTGAGCCAGTTGAAGATAGTCAAACTTCTTTTCCGTTTCTACGGATTTATAGTCATTGAAGAATGACTGTTTGCGGTCAAAGATACTATCCTTCAACCAATAGTTTGAAGATTGGTATGAAGATTCACGTTTCGTCTGCCAGATACTTGAACGATTGTAACCAATCGTGCTTGACTTTTTATCTGAAAGAAACGAGTAGTTTGGCTTAGCCATAGGTATAACCTTATATGATGATAAAATGTGAATACAAAGATAAGTATTTTTTTGTTACCAACCAAATAAATTTTTCAATGTGGAAAACTTTTTATGTGGTTGGGATATAAGGACTTACGTGTGTTTAGTGTGTAAGTCCTTATTTTATTAGACTTACGTTATAAATCGTTGTAAGTCTTTTGTTGCCAATAGGTTATGATATATCCTATCCAAAGTAGATTTCTATTTTTGCCTCATTTTCATCGGTTACGATGGTATCGTACTCCCAGAGAATGTTATGGTGAAACTTGGAAATGTCCGCAATATGTTCTTTCATTTCTCCGTGGCTTCCATCGTCGTAATGTGTATCGAAGGATGAAAATATACTCTTGAAAAATTCCAATGTTTCATCCGCATTTTTCGATGCCGAATCATTCACTTCCATATATTCGTTCACCTTTTCTTTCAAGAGAGAATCATCCGTGAGAAAATACATACATAAGTTCATTGCATTTTCTATCGTCTCTCGATTAAATTCCAAAGTAGAGCCGTTGCCGGAAACACCACCATCCGCAGCGGATGCACCCACCAACGTGTTGTAAAACAATGCTCTTCGTAGTTTGTTGAATGCACTGATTCGTAAATACGAAACTTCTTTAGGTTCTTCAGTTTTTGTTCTGATGTATGCAGATATATCGTGACCCATAGGTATATTATTCCTTATATTATCGTTTTACAGATACAACTTTTTTAACTTTGTTTTTACTACCGGCAGGACGACCTCTACGTTTCTTCTCACCATCTACCGAAGAAACGGTGGACTTTTTTACAACAGGGGCAGGCATCATCGTTGCAACACAGGAAGGACAAACGTATCTAACTATTCCATTTTGGTGTGGTATATTCGATTCACACTTGTTTCCGCCCCAATATGGGGTTTTGTTTTTGGTATTGTTGATACAATATATTTTACCACGTTTTACCTTCGATTGTTCGATAGGTAGTTTTTTTGTGGTTTTTGTGGGTTTACGTCCACGTTTCATAAGTTTTACCTTATATGTGAGAAATACACTACTTCATTTATTCTACAAATTTAAGGGGTTATTACTAACATCACAATGAATTTTTCATTAATTTTTGTTAATAATAACCCCTAAATTTCTTCAAATTTGACCTATCTTCAATCTTGCATATCCTCACCAAAGTTATATTGGTCTATTTTATAGTGGTTTGGAAAGAACGAATCATCGTTGAATGCCGATTCATCAAACAATCTCTTCTCCATAATCATTTCTGTTATTTGAAGAAACGTGTTAATCAACTGGTCTTCGTCTAATTCCATCAATTCCTGTTCACTACATTCCTCTACTTCCATACCGGAACTAGAATCCAATTCGTTGCACATTTCTATAATCGTCTTAACTATTTTGTTTTGTAGGTTTTCCATCTGCATTTCCTTTTGAATGTTTAACTGATAAAATATCTTCAATATCTTGTCTTACTAATTCTCTTTCCACTCCATCTTCTATTACAACCATACCAAGAAATTTTTGGTAACGTAATATGGTTTCTATACCCATCCCACTTTCCCACATATTTACGAGGGAATCTTCGTTTAACCTATGTACGATTAGTTTATTCATTGGTAGATTCTACATCGAATATATCATCCATTCCTTTTGCCGCCCATTCATCCAACGTTTTCTTGTAAGATGATTCCATCTTATCTTCAGTCATTTCCCATGCAACACGAAGAGAAGAATCAACATCTCTCATGCAATATTCGTTGATACTTTCGGTATCATGGTCATCCCAAAAACGATAACAAACCTGACGACCATCCATTTCTCCCATCTTTGGATTCTCTACACCCATAAGGTCACAGATTGTACCAAACCCACTCATACCATTCACACCAACGTTCCAATAGTCATATAGGTCAATGTGTGGTACTTCCCACGGCTTCTTACCAACGGGTATAAGAGTACGATGTGGGTAAATCTTGTTCACCAACATTCGTTTGTAAACAAAGGGGATGTCGAAGTATTTTACCCTATATCCACCCAACGGGGCATCAATATTACCAAACAAGTTTCCTAGCACTCTGTTAAACTTTAAGAGTATTTCCTTGTCTGCATACTTCTTATCCATTCCATCATATTCATCCCAATCTTTAAATCCAAAGGTTTCTCCTTCAAACTTGTTTTCAGAGTAAATCTTCCAAGCGATTGATACTACTTGTCCGTGTTCGGGGTACAACATACCATACTCTTGATATGCAAATTCAGGAGTAACGTTTGGGTATTTTAAACTTGCACGGTAAATAAAATCCTTTGCATTAAAAGGTTCCTTCTCTAAATATTCCTCGAAGGTTTTATATCTGGTTGTTGTTTCAATATCGAAGAATAATGTGCTAAACAATTTAGATTTCTGTATCATGTTTTTTCTTTCTGTTTATGTGATAGATGATAAAGTACGTTCCAATAAGAATAATCATAAAACTAAGTGATAGTTTTATATCCGATAATAGTGTTAAAAAGAAAAGAATAGATAGTAACACAATCCATGTGGAGTTTGCAGTAACAAACCAACCAAGTCCTACCAAAAAAGAAATAATACCTACAAAACTTATTAAACCTTTTTTATCTTCTTTTGATAACGACTTCCATTCATTTATGAGTTTCATAGATTATCCTTTATTACTATCTATAATTTTCTGTGAGTCTGTTTCTATCTTTAAAGTTACCCATGTTCCAATTACTGCACCAATAACTGAAAATAGAATATTCCAATGATTCTGAACAAAGTAAATTGTGTTAATAGCACCGAATGCCATAATAAGACCCGCGAGTAACGAAGAGGCAAGGGCATTCCCACTTGCTGTTCGTCTAACGTATAGTGCCCAAATCACGTCCAATATAAACGATGATGAAAAGCAAATGAGTGAAGAAAATAAATCCATGTTTTATCCTTTTAGTTTGTTTTTGTAATCATATCCATATAGTATTTGTAAGTTTGGTGTTGTTGGAATACTTGTTTAATTTCATTTAACGCTATCTCTGCCTCTCCTTCTGTTTGGAAACAATTACCAAGATTGTATCGGTCACGAAACATAGCACAATTTTGAATAGTGGTTGACTGACGGATTCTACCGATTTCGTCGATAAACCAATAAGATTTACCTTCATTTGGTTTCCAACGGGGTGGTACATACGGGGTAGGAACGTTAATAACAATCGGTCTCCATACGTCTCCGTCTTTAAATGCATCAAACCAATTTATCAGATGAACTTCATTATCTTCTCCAACTACCCATACATCACCATCTTGAAATCGTTGAGAGTTATATCCATCGAATCCACACGGCAGTCTATCGGTTATCCAACCATCGTTATCATCCATAGGGATGAACGGTTTAACCGACCCCGACCACGAGTCCTTTCTATTGTCGTTTGTGTTTTTCTGTCCTGTTTCCCGTCTATATGTCACACCATCATCAGATTCCGTAATTGCCCCTGCCATAAAAAATCCACCACAGATTCTAAGCCACGGTTCATCGTCCTCTACACCTTCTTCAATCCAAAAATGAAATCCACCAGAATGATAACTTCCCTTAAATACCGTTTCTTGTAACGCTTCTTCCAACATAACCCTAAACTCGGATTCCGTAACCGAATCACCCGGTGTGTGCCACCATTTCCAACGAACCGCTTTCATTGCTGTTACACATCGTTCGACTTCAAAGTATTCTTTTATAGACTGGACTTGTTCTCTTAAAACTTCACTTCTACTTAACATAGATTTACTCTCCTCCAAATAAATTTATAAATGCAACCAAGAATTTGTACGCAACCCATATTGTTCCTACTAAAACAGACAACATGAGAAGAATTGAAAATAGTAGTGAAATCATTTTTGTTTTCCTTTTGTATTACTGATACTTAATAATTAGACTCTTTAGGGTTCGGCAGCCTGTCGGTTATCCACTCACTCATTGTTCAGCTCCTTATGATAGTTTAGTAATGTCTCACGCACACGTCGCGCGGCTTCTTGGGCTTGGGCTTGGGTTTTGAAACAGTTGCCGAAGTCGTATCGTCTGAGGAAACGATATTCGTTATCCGTAGCAATTAAACGATGCTCAAAGCCGGAGTCGGTTACATAATGGTATAGTTGCTCACTCTCAGGCTTCCACCGCTGCGGCTCTGTCTTGACGTAGGGTTTTGGCATTGCTATGTGCGTCCAAGGTTGTCCGTGCAAAACTGTACTATAATGTTGGTTTTTAAGTCCATCACATACATAGTAAACCCAAACCGTTTGATTTACATCTCCGTCTTCTTTAGTCGGCAGTCTATCAGTTATCCACTCACTCATTGTTCAGCTCCTTATGATAGTTAAGTAAAAGTTCACGCACTCGGCTCGCAGCTTCCTGTGCCTGAGCCTCTGTTTGAAAGCAGTTGCCAATTGCATACCTATCATGATCACCACTAGTGCCTAGCCATGCATTGCTGAACACGCAATGCGATACGACTGAGAAGTATATCTCGTTGACATTCGGCTTCCACCGCTGCGGCTCGGGCTTGACGTAGGACGCGGGGATTTTTATTGGCATCCAAGGCATACCAAGTTTAATTTCATTACGTCTTCTTAAATTTGGCAAGCCGACTATTTCCTGATACCACACAAGACCTAGAAACCCATCTTCGTATTTCGGCAGCCTGTCGGTTATCCATTCTGTATTCATGTTGTTAGTCCTTATTCTAAATTTAACGGCACATAACAAGGGTTTTGCGTAATAGCCCTATCAAGTGTCGTGGTTAATTTTAAGTTTCTACTAAGGGCTACTACGCAAAGCCCTGATACGTTATAGCCAATAGCTACCATTCACGGTCAACACCGACTTGTATGAAGTTAACACTTTCCGAATAATAACCACTTGATTCTCCGTACCAACGAATATCTACATAGCCTTTTATCGTTGCTAATTTGTAAAATGTCCAAGTACAAGAACCCCAATCATTTGCTTCTTTGGTTTTTTTAATGTCTTCTTCGGAAGTAGGTTCGTAGTTTGAAACTTCTTCGGCTGTTAATATTGGTGTTCCGATTAAGTCATTCAAATCTCCGTTAATATCTTCAATTAAAACACTTTCACAGCAATCTTGTCCGTGATACATTTTATATTGTGTTCCATCGTCAACGATAAAAATTAATTCATCGCCATTGTTTTTAATTTCGGTAAGTGTTTTACCCACTAAGTCTTTAAATTCTGCCATTGTATTTGTTTTTAAATTAAGTTTCTACTAATCAATCCGCTACTGGCTATAACAGCAACCTTTCCATCACGAATTACTTTTTCCATAGTTTTGTTGTGTTATTGATTAACGATGTACAAATATAAGTAAAAAAATCCAAACCACCAAATTTATTTTTTAAACCCTTACACGGTAAGGAGTTAGATAAAGTTTTCCATAGCAAAAAAATTGACCTCGATAAAAAAACCGGTTTAACGCCCTATTATTAACCCCCTCCCCCTAGGGGGTTTACGGGTAATTATACCCCCCGATCTACCCCCCCTAGACCCCCCTATTTTAGGGGTGCGCAGACCATATACCCTAGATCTACCCTATTTAGACCCCATACCCCCCCTATTAAACCTACCCATTCTTCGGGGAAACATGGTTTCCAGTACCGCATGGGTACATTGTACGTCATATACGGATGCTATATGATTGGCTTCTACCTCATACGGATTGTTTTTATAGCCCATGCTATTGTTCCAACGGTAATACCAGTTACCTTTACGTGGTTGTAGGTAGTGCGTGTATTCATGTATGATAGAATTAGCAAGGTTGTATATTGTTTTGTGGCCTTGTATTCTTACCCGGATAATGTTTTCATCTGTTAGGTATTCCGCCCAAACTCCTTCACTTTGTAGTTCTGTGCAGTTCCAAGTCCATTCTATTTGAGGTAAGTTTCTTCTTGGCTTACCCAACGTTTCCTTACACCATTGTAAGGTTAGGGATAAGAAGGTATCTATTTCGGCTTCGGTTAAGTTACCGCCCAAATGATACATAGGTATAGTCTTGCTACGCTTGGGTGTATGAGTTGGTAGTCTTAGTTTCTTTAGACGTTTGGTTTTAAGCATTACCGGCCCTTTCTTGTCTTATGGGTAATTGTAGTCCACCACCAACAGAGTTCCCCACGGAGTCCAACACGGAGTTCCACACGGAATACTCCACGGAGATCAACACGGAGTTCCACACGGAGTTCCGCACGGAGTTATACATGGGGATCTCCACAGATTCCAAAATCTTATGTCTAACATTCTCTAAGTTCATTTACCGGCCCTTTCTAAGGTTAGACTTCCATAGATATTGGAATACGTTAGCCCATCCTATTCCATTCGGAAAGTCATATTTCCAAAAGGTTTTTGTACCGAAATGTTTTGAGGTAACTGTTTCAGGTTTACCACCCAACATACCACGACCAACTGAATCAAACCACATAAGGAATCGTCTATACTCTTGTAGTATATTGATTCCATAACAGAATGATTGAACATACTTCCTAGCCTCTGGATAGGTCTTTAGGAATTGAATGACATCTTGTTCAGATACCACGTGAACTATGTATTGTTCCGAGGCGGGCGGGAGTTTACGTCTTCTCATGTGTGTGTAATAAGTGAATAGTCTTTTTTACCGAATACAAATCTACGAAATGTTTGGGACATTACCAATTAATTTTTGTTCATATACCAAATTTTTTTTCTTTTTGAGGTAAGTCATTGAGTTTATTGGACTTAGGAAAAATGAACAAAGATTAATCAAAAATTGTTTTGGTATTCATAATCTCTTCCGTATCTTTGTATTGTAAGTTTAACCACACACA